GAGGCTCCACAATTCCCTGTCGCAGATGAGGCTCCACAATTCCCTGTCGCAGATGCAAAGCCGTGTCTTTTGTCTGATTTTCCCTCTTTATTTACCTTGCTCATGGTAAACTCAATAGCCGCTTTCACCAATCCAGCAATAGAAATTCTTGCGCCAATCTTAATGTCAGTAGCACATACCTTAGTATCATTTCCATCCTTATCCATTTCTCCAGATAACTCTACCTCATGAAATACGCTGTGTGCTGGATCATAATATGCAAAACAATCCAAAGGATACTCACACGCATGAAATCCATCATTACAGCAATCCGCTTTTTCTGTATGAAACTCTTTTCCCTCCTCATACTGGAAATCTCTGCACTTTAAGTCTTTTTCAAAGCCTTTGAAACATTTCATTCTTTCTTTTCCTCCTTCACTTCTTCCACATCAAGCCCAAGCATTCTGAATGCCATGTCCTTTGTGAAATCATAATCTTTCACGCTATTCGCCCAAGCTTCAAATGCCTTTAATCTTCCAACCAGAAGTGCATATTCCTCATTGGCATTCTCTGGAATATAATCTGTGCTCTTAGTTTCTCCCATAATTAATACTCCTTATCTTTTGCTCCAAATGCTTTAAGCATTTCTTCCAGAAGCGAAATAAACGGAATAATTGCATCTATCTGTTTGAACTTTTCCTTGATTTCTTTATCAAGTTCTTCCTCGTTCATAAGACCATGCTCGAACGAATGTCTAAGCTGCTCTTTTACTTCTTCCTCTTCTCCACCATCTTTTACGAACATCTCTTTAATTTCATGGGTGATAACTGCATACTCTGAAAGAATATCAATCCCTTTACCAGAAATGTTAACTAATCCGTTTTCAAATTTAATCATTGTTTTTCCTCCCTGTTTTCTTTTATTCTCTCCCTCTGAATGGTATAATGTGTTCAGAAAGGAGGTATGTTAAAATGTTTCTCAAATTAAAAGTTTCCTGTACTTGTCATTGCGATTACTATATAAGTGAAAGAATAAGTACAGACAAGGTTGTGTGCCCAAATTGCGGAAAGGAACATCCTTATTCTCATAAAATAATTTCAATGCTTCATGCCGCAAATGAGATTGATGATGGTAATGTTCCAGGAGCAGAAACCATAAAAACTTCCGTTATTTCTGAATGGGAAGATGTGACTGAGCGTCAATAACAATCTTCATGTACTCTAAAAAGCCTTTCGCTTCAGTAGCGGACAGACCGCATTCGGCAATTTCATTTTTCACTTTTTCTACAAGGTCGCTTGCCTTCTGTCCGTTTTTGTGGCGATATAACTGATATATTTTGGAATCATAATCGGATAACCTTTCAGAAACGTAATCATCTGCTAACATCTTACGTCCACCTCCTTAACTTGCTATTTCATTCCCAAGAAACTTATTGATAAAATACAGTTGTCCTTTTCCGGTAACTTTTGTGGTTCTCGTTACTCTGACACTTCCGTCTGGATTCTGAACACTGGATTCCTTAACTTCAAATAGCCCTTGTTCAATGTATCTCTGCATTGGCATATTGTAACTCGCACCAGTTTTCATCAGATATCCATTTTCTCGAATCCACTGGAACAATCTCTTCTGTCCTGTCTGTACGCCATTCTGACAAATCAATTTTGCGAGGTCTCCAATAAGGATTGAAGTGTGGCTGGTTGATACCGCATCGGCAAAGATCGTTTTCGGCTTGTCTGCTTCAATTTTTAGTCTTTGCTTTTCGATAATCTTGTCTCTCTCTGCGATTTTCTTCTTTGCTACCAGAATTGCCTTCGCCATCAATTCTTCATCAGAAAGAGTTTCTTGTCCTAAAATGTAACCGCCATGCTTGCGAATGGATGGTAGGACTTCATCTGTCACCCAATCTGTAAAACGTTGTGCTGATTCTTTTCGGCTTTGGAATATTGTTTTGTACAAATTAGCTTCATTGATGTACAGAAGTTTCTGGTTTCCGCCTTTTGTAAGGGTTTCAATACTACTTAACCCCTTTTCACCCAATCTTTTCTTCACTTCTGTTACATTAGATAAGCTTAATGCTCTGCAAACATCTGATAAGCAAAACATTGGTTCATTCTCTAATGTAGCCGTCCGAATATCTCCAAACTCTGGCGAATTAAAAATCTGTAATTCGTTCATTATTCTCCTTTCTTGTTTAAAATAAGAATCTTCCTGCTAAGAATATTCCACAAAAAATCCCGATAATTATAAAAATTATGTCAACTATGGAATACCTCTTCTTTAACACTTCATATTTAAGCCTTTTGATTTTAACTATTTCCTTTCTGTGATATAATCTCCTTTAGGAAGGAGGTGTTAATTTGAAAAGCTTTGATGATTTCTTAAACACTGTTGACATGGAAAAACTAATCACCCCAACAGTTAGCACGATCGAAAATACAGATAATTTTGTAACTGTCATTACTGGATTATCTACCTCGATTGCCGTTAATCTTCTACGTCAGTATCACGAATGGATTTCTGAACAGCAGAAGTAATTCCATCAGAAACACATTTTGAAATGCTTTTCCCATCAATATTAGTTTCAAAAATACGTTTCTTTTTAGAGGGCTCCAGGATATTATGAATAGCTTGGAGTTCTTTTAATATTTCGATAAGAATCTCTTTTTCTTTCAACTTGCATCCTCCTGTTCAGAACACTCTTTTTCTACTTCTTTCTCACTTGTCATTCCTTCGACTTTTCCGAGAATATATCCCTTGTCAAAATCCGACATCTTAGGAATCGCTTCTTTCAGCTTTTCTACGATTCGCTTTTCTTTCTCTGACATTTTCTATTTCACCTCCTTCTTTTTACGCGCAATATTTAATTTCGTATTCAGTCACGATTTTTGAGAAAATCTCTCGTAACTTTTTATCATCATCAATAACATCCATTTTATTGAGCGAGTTAATCTCTGTTTTGGTGCAACCATTTTCAGCCATGCGTTTTCGCTTATTTCTTAATCTTGTATTCAGATCACATCCAGCCCGGCGTTCCAATTCTGTGTACATTTCTGTTCTAAGCATTTTAAACTCTGCTCCAGCACCTTTTTGTATGCGATTGAATTTAGAATTAATTTCTGAACGCCAGTTATCAAATACAGGCTTAACCGCTTCTTTGATGTTCTCTGTAGTTGCAACAGCTTTATCTGCGGTTTCTTTGGCAATTAAAATCTGCCTGTCTCTTTCTTTGTCGGCAAGTTCTTTTTCAACCATCTGTGAAAGTAGTCCCTGTAACATTTGAAGCTCTGGTGACAATGCTCTTTTTACAGTTTCTTTGGTTTTGAAATATCCATTTACAAGCTGTCTCTGAACATCCCATGCTAAATCGTCTGTAAAGGACTTAACCAACATCAGATAACCTTGTTCTGTGGCAAGAATAACTTTTTCTGGAACACCGCCCTGTGGTCTTTCCAAACCAAGCGTCCGAATTTCGGACGGCTGAGTTATAACGAAGAAATCTTCTCCTTCAATAAAGTGATTTCGATTGTCGTTGAATCTCTTCCTTGCCGTTCCGTCTGGTCTGCCGTGTACCATATCAATATCTTTGAATGTAACAACTCGCTGACCGTTATACTCTTTTATTGAGATATCTGAATTTCCAATATGCACTAACTGGTTCGTGTTTATCACTCCTTTCTTAATCTGATTTTCAATTCCGTTTTGTGTTGAAAATATTTTTCCTATGTGTTAAAATTCTTTCATACCCAAATAATGGGCAATGAAAGGAGTTGTTTGCTTTGACCCAACTTTTGAATTTGCCCTGTTCCTTATTGTAGGTTGCAAGCAGAGTAACCTGCGTTACCAAAGTACGTTAAGCAATTTCGTTCACCGTATTGAACAAAATTCCTACATTCGCCAACTAATGGGCAGCTAATCTTTTTTACTCAATCGCAGAACTAAAACTGCGTAAGTGGCGAAGTGTTTCAAGAAACATTTGGTGCTGCTTATGTGACTGAACAAGTGCGTTCAGTCTGCAAAACACATAAGGTAAACAAATTTAGGCAAGAACTGATAGGACAGCACTCCTGTCAGTTTTTTTGCTATTCTTCTTTAAACAGATATTCCAGATCATATTCTGGAAAAAGTTCCTTTTTAGAAATGACTGCTTCTGGATACGTAAAAGGTGTTTTTCCCTTTATCTTGTTCTGAATAGTCCTTTCATCAACGCCAAGAACCTTTGCAAACGCTCTGATTGTAATTCCTTTATCGTCAAGAACTTTTTTCAAGTTATTCAACACTTTAACTTACCTCCCTTGCTTTGCTCTTATCTCTTAATGCGACTGCGTAACCCAAAGCCATCCGCAAATCAAATTGTTATTTTCCCACCTCCTTATGAGCTTTCCTTTTTACAAGTTTCATCATCCTCTATAAAATCAGATACTGAAATTCCAAAAAACTTTGCAATTAAAGATAATTTATCAAGCTTCAAGTTGTAATCCCCGCGGCTCCATTGCGTAAATACAGCAGTAGAAATTCCAGTTCCAACAGAAACTTGGTATTCGGATAAGTTTGCTTTTTCTCTTAACTCTTTGAATTTTTGATAAGCATAAGATTTGTTTTCTAGTTCTTGCAAAATTGCATCTCCTTTCTTTCAGATATTTTATATAGATAGTATTGACAATAACTAAGTTTTCTTATATAATCATAATTGCGAGTTAGAATTAAATAAGTTTCTTAGTTGTTGCCATGCTATCTTTTTTTGTTTCTCTTGCTAAGATTTCTTAGCTTGTATAAAGAATATCATAGTTTTCTTAGTATGTCAACAATTATTTATTAAGTTTTCTTAATTTTGATAGGAGAAAATATGTACTACGAAAATTTTGATCTTCTTTGCAAGAAAAATAATGTAAAACCAAGTGATGTTTCTAAAAGCACCCAAATCTCTACAGCAACTCTTTCTAGTTGGAAAAAAGGTACTTATACCCCAAAGCAAGATAAATTACAGAAAATTGCAGATTATTTTAAAGTATCAGTGGATTATTTGATGACTGGAGAAAATGTTATCGAAGAATTTTCAGATGAATCAGCAAGTTTGGTATTTCAGATAAGAAAGGACTTAGAGCTATCCGAAGCATTAAGAAAATATTTTAAGTTATCAGATGTTAAAAAGAAACATGTGGTGGAATTGATTAATTTGTTGAGTGAATAAAGGAGAAAGTATGTATAATTACGAAGATTTGTACAATATTGCAATGAAGCAGATTTCAAGTCAAGAAATTGAGCCTTTACCAATAACATACGCATATTCGGATACACAATTTGAGATACTAGTAAAGTACATCAAGGAGTTTGAAGAAAGTTTAGATTCTGAACATGAAGTCGGACTTCTTTTAACCAACTTTGGTAAAACTGTTACAATGCAGGTTACTGAAATCAGCTATGAGAAGTCCGTACTAATGATTTTTAAAGGTTATGTAGATGGGCGAATGTCAACATTAATTCAGCATATCAGCCAATTAAATTTTTTGCTTACGTCATTGCCTAAAGATGATTCTCGTCCGAAACAACACATTGGCTTTGTCGTTCCAACTTCTGAATAGTTTTTTGCAATTCTTGAATCATATTTGCCTGTATTCCAAGCAAGTTAATAACTGAATAAACAAGTGAAGCGGATGGAAGACCCTCTTTATTTTGAGGGTCTTTTATTTCTTCTAAAATCTTTTTCTGCTGGTCTTCTGTATATATTAAATCTGTACTATTCATTTTTGTTTTCCTCCTTTAATATGTCAGAAATAATAATATAAATGTATCGTAAAATCTGATCCACTTTTATTTTGTCAAGCATCTCAATAATTTCTTTCTTGTAATCCACGTAAATCCCTCCCAATACTGCAAACATATGTTCTTACTTATTAAATTATATCATGTTTTCATAACCATATAACGGAACGGAATCATCTCCGCTTAAATCCTTTCTGGCAAGCTGGTTTCTTCTGATTTTTCTATGAATTATAAGTTTTTTTGTGTAAATATTATGATTTTCGCTTTTCCAAATCGTAATAATAATAGATAGAAATAAAGGGGCTGGGCTTCTGGAATCGAGGGATTTTTTGTGCTCATTTGGATTGCTTTTGATTTCCGTCACCATGTTTGCGATAGTTTTAACCCTCCCAAAGATAATACTACGCTCTGGGCTGAAATACATATGAATCCCGATAAACACATGCACAAACATCAATATTAAGATAATCGTTATCTTCTTACATCTTTCCATTATCCAGCCTCTTTACACTATCTTTCTTATGTGGTACGATAATATTGTATCAAAAAATATACAATTACACAGGAAATGGCGAAATCAGCACATGCAGCGACGAATTTCGCACAAAAAGGGATGATTTTTTTGAGGATTGCAATATGTGATGACAACGAATTACAAATTGAGATTTTTAAAACCAGAATGGACGGTTTTCTTCGTAGAAATGGGGACAGTGGATGCACGATCACGGCATATACCACCGGGAAACCTCTTATTGATGATGTAAATGACGGCGTATGGTACGACATAATTGTGCTGGATATTATATTGAAAAATGAAAATGGGATTGATGTTGCCCGGCATCTTAGAAAGAATGGATATGTGGGGAATATCACCTTTTGGACAGCCCACAAGGAATATGTGTTTGATGCTCTGGATATCCTTCCTGTTCACTATATCATAAAAGGCTCGGAAGATGGAAGAATGTATGGTGTAGTCAACAGGGAACTGGAAAATATCCATGATAAAACGCTGACTGTAAAGAACAAGGATTATTTCCACAGGGTTGATTTCTGCCATATTGAATATATTGAAAGTCGCAATAAATACATCACTATCCATTGTACCTGTGGTATCACTCATATGCAGAGAGGGAAACTTTCGGACGTTGAAAAGCAACTGGACAGACGGTTTTTACGCTGCCACCAAAGCTACATTGTCAACATGGATGAAGTCTGGGAACTTCGTGCTGATTTCAGAATGGTATCTGGAGATGTGGTTCCGATTAGGAGAAAAGACCTTTCGGCGATCAGAAAACTTTATGAAGGCTATATTGCATTTAAGTAGCTCCCGGGAAAACCCCGGGAGTGTTTTTGTTATTTAAGAAGTTTGTTTACTGCATTCTGCACTTCTGTGTAATTGTAGCCAGCAGCTTCCAGGCGGTCTTTTCTGTCCTGTCCATTTCCCCATTCGCCATTGATTACCTCTTTTGCAACCCGGGCTATACTTTTCTTTGCTGTCAAGGAATACACTGCTTTTCCATTCCAGTCAAAAACAGAATAACCGGCTTTGCAAGCTTTCTTTGCATTTTTGAGTGACTTGTACGCCCCGATCTGGCTCTTGGAATCCTTCCAGGTCTTGCGGACGCGGTAATACTTGTCAACCTTTACTGTCGGCTTTGTGGTTGGAACTGTCACGGTTTCACTGGAAATGAGCTTCTTGAATTTATCCCAGTCACCCTTTCCACGGATAACGGAAGGGCAATTCTTAGCGCATACATCGTAGTGCTGCACTACTCGGCTTGCTGGGATTCCGTATTTCTTCATAAGCTGCTTACAAACAGCCACGGTATTTTGGAATGCTTTTTCGTAGTTATATCCAGCATTCATGCACATTTCAATTCCAATCGAATTACGGTTGTTCACTATCCCGAACAGTTTGCCGCCATAATTTACTCCAACATGCCATGCTCCACGATTGTACGGCAAGGCTTGATATGCTGACTTATCGTCAACGAATACATGGGCTGAATAGCCATGAAAATTGCCATTATGCTGTGCGGTGGCGTGTGCTTTGGCATCTGCTGTTTTGGCTGTATTATCTGTATTGTGAATAACAATATACAGAGGTGTTTGTCCGGCGTAGCTGTTGTTGTTGCTGATTAATGAGGTATTGATATTCATGTATGGTCTCCTTTCATTGTTGAGGTTAAAAAAGTGCATAATAAAAAGCACCCCATTTGGAGTGCTCTTTAGCATAAACTCTTTATACAATATATCTCTTATGATTAAATTTCACAGAATCATGGCTGTTGTTACCACATCCTGCATAGCTGCTACCACATTTTTTATAAAATTTTCTGTCATAAAAGTATCACCTCCTTACCACAAGTATAATCGGTATCAGGGTAAGGAAGCTACTTTTTCCTATAATCTCCAGCAAACAAAATAGTGATTGCCAGTTTTCGAACAAAATACTAAAAATCAAAGAATACACGGCAGATACTCTACCAATAGATTATCCAATTGGCATTTCCATGTGCGCAAATGATTCTAATTCCTACGGATATCCATTAGGATATTCAACAATTGTCACTATTAAATGTTCCTTAAATAGAAGCGTCCAATTTTATTCGACATATAATGGGAAAATTGGTGTCAGAATGGATACCACAAATGGTACATGGAGTGACTGGAAAACATTACTTTAAACATTCGAGCTTCACTATTACACAATTTTAGTCCATACACCTTTTTTCATATCGAGCAGCGGTGATACTTTTCACTAATTTTTGAATGCGATATATATTCCAATCCTATTTTTATTAGTACTTTTAAATAACCTTGTAGCAATTATTTGAGTTAATAATCCAGCCAAAGAATTCCTCCGTTGCTCGATATGAAAAAGATTGGGATAAAGATCATGTGATTTTATGACATTCATCATTTTAACTTAACAAATTTATTTTCAATTATTCCAGTGAGGCTAGCCCCAATAATAACAAAACTGCTGGCTTCTTGTAGATATGTTGCTTGAAAAGCAATAAAATAACCACTTCCAAAAGAAAAAGGATTGTCGGATGGTTCATAAAAGAATCCAATAATAGCTTTGTATGATTTTCCTTTTAATTCCGAAGAAAACGTATTTTCACCAGAGATCACCTTACAAAGACTTATTGAGCTTTCACTATTTAGTGCATTTATCGCCCCGATGATTGTCTTATTATTTGTCTCCAATTTCGAGATCACAGCCGTTGCCATTTTATCAACGACATAATCCCAAAACTTGCTCATCAGTCCGCGCTTGTTCGCTCTCGCAGTTGCGTCATACAGCATTACTTCGTCATTATCCGCTAACGTATCTTTTGATGTGTATTCAGTCCATTTTGGCATGTTGTTGCCCTCCTTTAATTATTGATATTAATTCATAAAAAGAGGATGATTTCTCACCCTCTTTATACTGATTTGCTTAACAATTGTTTGATTTCTGCAAGTTCTTCTTTAATGCTTTTTAATTCAGATTTTAATTCTTCGTTCTCGGATTTGAGCTCCTTTATCTTCTCATGATTGAATTTTATCATGGCGAACATGGATGGAATCATAATTCTGTAATTCCAATCCTCTGGCTTCCCATCTGGTAAATGGTTTACTGCAATTGGAAAACGCCTTTCCATGTCCTCTGCAAGAAACATTGGCATTAATTTATCATATCGGCTATCGTTTTTATCGAGATATCCTTCTTTATACTTCGCCCAAACGACCTTTGTCCTATAGAGTTCTTCCAGTTCTTCTTCCTTGACAGTTGTTCGAATTGACTTATACCGCCAGGAAGATGATGGAACCTTAATAACCATGCCTTGACTGTTAACTCCTAAGTGTGTTCCATCTGTAATTGATCCAAGGTTTTCTATACAAAAGAAATTACTTTCATCTCCAAATTCACTAGATTTAGGACTGTTTTTAATTTTTACACCGCCATCAATAATAAATCCGTTTCCATTTGCTTTTAGATTAACACCATTTATGCTTACCATGTTGTTTTTTGCATCAAGTACAATAGCACCATTTGCAGAGGTTAATTTTCCATTCGTTTTGTCAATCTGCCAGTTACCAATTTCCCCAGTCAGTGACTTTACGCTTCCAGAAAATTCACCTTGGTTAAAATGAACACCTGTATTGTCAATATATCCAACCTGTGTGCCGCTTGCATTCAGAATGGAAAGTAACCCATTTCCGTTATTTGAACCGCCAAGTTTCAATGTACCTCCATGTGCATAGGTGAATGAAAAATACAATTCTCCATTTTCCATGTATATTCCCTTTATTGCACCGTTGTTTGTAAGCATATTGAACACTTGTTCATTTGTGTAAGCATATTCAAGCTTTGGCATGTAAATATAGGTATCAAATTTTACGCTAGACCCAACTGATGATGTCAAGATTCTCAAACTGTTTAAACTATCATTTGGTAAGCTAGATAAAGTTGTTGTTACTTGCAGTCTTTGCCATTCAGTTGTAGTTTTAGCATTTAATATTGTTTTACTTCCAAGATACACATATACTTGTGTTGCAACACTAGTTTTTATCCAAAACGAAAAAGTATAATTTCCAGTAACTTTTATTGGCTTATAATTTTTCGTTCCAAATTGTGCTCCAGTTCCGTTTATTTTGATTGCATTTTTACCGCCATCTACATCCTGAACTCCATACTCATATGTATATGCACTCTGTGTAGACCAATAATCTTTAACATTTTGTTCTGTTAGATAATAGCCTTTAATAATATTGTCCGATGTAATATCTTGGACTTGTTTTACGACTTCTTCCTGTGCTATATCAGTAACGCTTTTATCTCCTAATGTAAACTGTGAAGCTGCTATTGTTACCGCACCGGTAGTTTTGTCAATGGAAAAAGTGGTCTTTCCGTTGCTATCAACAACCCTAATTCCTTTGGCTTGCACGTATTCTCCATTTACATAGACATTTCCGTTTTCATCCAAGTAAATCCCTTGTGCCTTGCCACCATTGGTAAGTTTGTTGAAAATATCAGCTTGTGTCTGTCCATCAACAGCTGATTTTGCTGAGCTATTAGCAATCTCATTGACCGTCTTTCCTTGTAACGAAAAAGTCTTTGGAGCTAGAATAACATTTCCTTTACTGTCGATTTCTAAAGTCACATTTTTGTCGTCATCAATAACTTTCAGCCCTCGACCATTGATTCTCTCACCAGCAAGCAGTCCGGCTAAAATATATTTTGCATTAATGTATACTTTTCCATCTTCGATATAGATTCCCTGTTCCGCTCCACCTTTTGTGAGTTTATTGAACACTTCGTCCTGTCCGAGACTAGTATCGTAATTGTTAATTGCATTTTTGATATCGTCTTTGTCTGCATACTTGAAATCAATCCAATCAGAAGCATCAAATACTCCACTAACCCGATTTACCGTTGATGTTTTGAGCGAGGCCTTCCCTTCATTGTTCGTGGTTACCCACATGTCACCTTTGTAATATGGTGGAGTTGGTTGAACCATGTAAACAGAAGACTTCCCATCTATCTTGTCTAACAGCTCATTTGGTATGGATTGTGGTTGCCAAATACCAGATTTGTAAATCCATTGTGTGTTATCAGAAGTATTGTGCCAAAGGTCACCTTCATGCTCTGCTTTCTCTGATTCCCATACCAAGACAATTTCATTCCCGGATTCATCTAGAATCTTGTTTCCGTCAATATCGCACCATGGTTGTTCCTCTGTTTTTTTCCATTTAAGAGAAGGGTCGTTCGGTTGATACCAGGTTTCAATTTTCCCATCAATCTGTGTTTTTAAAAAATTAAGAGAATCTTTAAAAACGCCATTGATAAATAAATCTAAAGAACTATCATCTGTGTATTTTGAAGCTTTTTCCCAATCTGAAGAATCATAAGAACCGCTTGCTCTGGCAACTTTACATCTCATCAAATCACCATTAGAGCCTTGTGTCCATAAGTCTCCAATATCGTAAGGTGGTTCTGGCTGAACTACGAATACACGCCGCTTATGATCTGCCGTATCTTGCGCTTTTTCTGCGGCGGCAAGTGCTAACGTGATATCAGTATCTTGTACCAGTTGCCACTTCCATGTTGCCCCGTCTTGCATAAAACGGTATGCATATCCCTTGGATTTCCAGTAAAATAAGTCACCCTCATGTTTCTTTCGCTCTTCGTTTGTAGTCCATCCAGAAGCCGGGATATTCTGTAAGGTCGGTTCATAGTCATAAAAAAAAGTCTCAATCTGTCCGTCGATTTGAGACTGTAAATTGCTTATATCAGTTGTGTATGTATTGCTTATAAAATTATTTACTTCTGTTTCTGCTTTTTCCTTTGCAATTGCATTGACATCTTTTCCTTTGATTTGTATAGAATCTGCATTGATAATAACTCTTCCTGTTGTTACATCAACCAGGAAAGTTGTATTTCCATCTTTGTCAATTGCTTTAATAGTTCCTGTATTAATCCAGTCAGCATTAACGCCTGTGGCAGTAAGGATTCTGGCAATTACATCACCATCAACCGTCATGCCGCCATTCCAATGTTGTCCACCATCTGTAGATACAGCCCACGCTTCCGCAGTCATTTTCCATATAATGTCAGAATCGGATAACTGCGGCTTATTATGAAGATAATAGATGTTGCTTCCGTCCGGCTGTGTTTCTACTGTCGTGTATGTTCCAGAAGATTCAGCAAGTCGTTGTGATAATTCTTCCAGTGCCTTTTCTCTGGCGGTACGTTCATCTCTTAAATTCTTATTATTTTCTGCCTGTATTTGTTGATTAAGACTATATTGTTTCTGCTTATTCCTGGATGCACTCTTGGCACTGCATTCAAGTTGCTCAAATGCGCCTGGATTCAAAGTAACAGAAGTTAGGTAGCTCTTATACTGTTTTCCGTTTCTATCGGAAATCGCAATGGTGTCACCAGCTTCCCATGCAATATTTGTTAAAGCACCGGTAGAAAACGGTCTGAATTTCATTCCAACACATCTGTCTGAAATAATCTTGCAGATTGCTTCTCCTGTTCCCTCTTGAATTAGCTTATTATCACTTATTTCGATAACGTAGCCAGATTTCCCCGACTGATATGTTTTCGCTTCATTTTTAGAAGAATTTTCAACGTATTCTGTAACTTTTATACCTGTTATTTCAAGATCATACAGCCACGGAGTAAATCCGTTTGTTTGAATTGCTGTAATCCCAGTCTGCATGATAGTAATGATTTGTTCACCAGTGGTATCTAATATGTCGTTACCTTCTACATCTTTCCATGGAGTTTCCACCAAATCATAAAAATTATCCGGGACTTCACGTTCGTACCATCCAAAGCATAAGCGACCATATTCGTCACATTTCGCCCACTGGCAGCCCATCTGTGCTACCCATGCAATTACCTGTCGGAAAGTAATACTGCTATCGTCTGGTCGATTCTGGATTACAAAATCATCGTTATCAAATCTTGTTGATTGCAGTGTTACTCCGCACACCTCGCAAGCATCCTGGATGATCTGTAATCTTGTTGCCGGATAGGACAGCTTACTTTCTGAATAATCACGATCAAATAGTCGCATTGAATCTTCACAAGTTAGGCTAATAATAGCTGTGTTCTGGTATGGAGCATCTGTTACCGTCATAGTACAGATACGGATTTTTTCAATACCAGTAGATAATTCAAGTCCAATATAGCAAACAACCCTTGCTCCGTCCCAGATGTAATCTGTGTACTTTCCAGAAAAGTTGTTGATCTGCAATGTCAGCTTATTTACGATAGCTGCGCCGATATCAAAAGAACCGCTTTGCGATACTGCATCCTCAAATTTAAAGCCATTAGACCATAAATCTTTGTCGGTAATGGATAATGTGCTTCCGTCCGTAAAGGTAAAATCTGCATATTTCAGATAGTTACGGTTCCCACTATTCTGTTGTTCTTTAAATTCCGTTGATAAATTTCGCATATCTTACCTCTCGATAAAGTCAAAACTAAGTCCTTCCATGCGCTCATTGCCAACCCACCAGCACTTAAAAGGTGATTCCCTGTCACCAACATAAAATGTTCTGGTTTCGTGCTTATTTGCAGATAGCAAGTCTGGATATGTGACCTGTATGTACTCTGGATTTACTGCCTGTATAATTTTGCAAGCAGTGTCCCAATCTGGGCCATTCCAACCTACAGACAGCTTTCGTTTCTGTCCAACTCTATTTTTATGCATGGTCGTATCGTCTGTTCTGCCGGATTCTGATGCCGATATATCCTGTAATCCCCATGTAAAAGAAGAAGGACAAGGCAATGCTACCCCATCCACTTTAAGAAATACTTCTGCCATATATTCACCTACTTTAGCACTCTGATTTCAAATTAGAGTGCTCTCAAGCAATCATTTTAGTTGCTTCACTTTGAACAAATTCTTTAATTTGCTGATATCCCCATCCGCAATTAATAAGGCTGCTTACAAGCATTTCCATATTTTGTACTTTTGCTAAGTCATCACCTGTGAAGAAATCTCTAAGATTTTCTTTTGCTTTTACCCCATAATCACTTTCAAGCTCTTTGGCTGTTTTTCCGAATAAATTACGATAAATTAAATTTGTGTAATTTGGATAAGCAAATCTTTTATTTTGGCTTTCCGTTATTTTCATCTTAATTGTATCTGTTAGGATATGTCGAATAACAACACCCTTGTCACGCTCGATTTGCCATTGCTGACGTTCTGTATGAATTCTTTTTAATTCAGATTCCATTTTATTAAAAGCGTCAATGTATTTAAGTTTCCACTGTAATGCTTTTTCACCATTAAATCCCATGGCTAACAAGGAAAATCCATCTCTTGTTATAAGGTATTCGGTATACTCACGATTGTTTTCTCCGATATAAGAAGTTTTTATAAAATAATCAGAAAGGGGGATATCTCCCCTTTGAGAAATCTGTGTTACAAGACCTAAATGTTTGGTTTTACCCTCTGCGTCAACTTGTCCTTCAATTGCCCTTATTACTTCCTTGTGCTCTTTTTCGAAAGATTCTGCGATTTTTCTTGACGTAGTAAGTAACTTTTCTTCGTATCTTTTTCCAACGATTTCTACCAGCATAAATTCATATCTCCTTTATGATTTATTTTTTGGCAACAAAAAAGCGCCTACCCCGAAAGGTAAACGCTTTAAAAATTGCTTATTATGATTTTATATCATAGCATAGGTGGTTGGTATCATTCAGTATATTTTGGTATCATTCATGGTTTTCATATTCAACCATTGTCTTAACCACGCCGTAAAGCATATTGATATTTTTCTCTTTTGTGATTTTTTCAATCAGTTCTAAAATCTCTTCCTTACGTGTCATTCCATAATTCCTCCCAACGCTCTAATCAATTTCTGTTTGCGGTTATACTTTAAAATCTCGGAAATCTGCCCCATCATATCATCCATTGTCATGTTGCTCTTCATGCTGTTGCAGCGCTTACACGCCAGTTGCAGATTCTTAATATCATTGGTGCCGCCCCGAGACAACGGAGTAATGTGGTCGATTGTCATTTTCTTGAATTTAACAGGCTTACCGCATATCGCACATTTTCCGTTGCACTTGGCGTACACGCTCTTTTTCTGAAAGTCATTGAATTGGATTCTGTTTGCCATACGATCACGCTTTCTGCTCCATAAATTCAAGAGCCTTAAATTTCTGTCTTGCTTTATTGGCATAATCGCTCAAAATCAACAATTTCATTGTCATAAATTGCTTGTTATATGCAAACTGCCATTTTTTCAGTTCGTCCATCTCTTCTGTGCTGTTAAATCCATACTGTTCCATGAAATCATCCACAAGAAACTTGATTTTATCAATAGTGTCTTCTACTTCGAACATTGTGTCTTCTCTATCCATATTTTCTGCCATTTTATTTTCCTCCTGTGTATCCCTGTAAGAATCTAATTATGCAATTTCTACTCTGTATGCAATCATCATTTCTTTAATCACGCTAACGTAAATATCTTTCAGCCGCTTATTCTGCATAATCACGGACAGTTTGTTAATCTGGTTGGTCTGTGCCTTGGTGCATCCTCTTTCTTCGGCTCTGGAAATCGCATTTCTAAGTTGCTGATCTAATCGGCAACCAGCTCTGTCTGTCAGTCTGCGGTAGCTTTCATTTCTGGCGGCGGCATATTTATTTCCGAATGAGTAAGAGAAATCATCACTCTCGGCAATCTTTGAAATACATCTGTTTACCCACTTCTCTGTTCCAACATCGGAATCCGTTCCCTTAAAGGTATCAATGATGGTTTTCATGTTCTTCTCTTGTTGGTCGGCACGTTCCGCAAGTTTCTTCTGTTCCAGTTCAGTCTTGGCTACCTGTTGGAAAATCTGGTTAAACATTTGCAGTTCGGGGGACAGCTGATTAATGTTGATTGCTGTCTGCTTGTATTTCTCTTCCACTTGGATGAAATACTTGCGAACCTGTTTCCCTTTGTCGTTGCGCTCAAGCATTGCCATTTCTTTGGCGGTGTCAAGTTTGATGAGGTATTCTAATTTCGGTCTACCGCCCATAGGTTTTTCATTATTTTGTGAAAAACTCTGATAATCCTCATTTTCTATTGCGTCACACTCTTTCAGACGTGTTTTTATCCAATCTGTATACTGGCGCTTACTACCAAGGCACTCATATAATTCTGAACCATATACTACTTTTTCACCTGTACTTGTCTCATACACAGGAACTAATTCATTTTCAATAACTTTTAAATCTGCCATATAAAAATCTCCTTTCAGATATTGAATTACCGCAAAGGAAATGGTATGATAGATTCAACAAATCCTTTGCGGTTTGTGTGTTAAGCGGTTGTAACTTTCCTAGGGTGGCAACCGCTTATTTTGTTTCATTTTCGTACTGAATTTCAATCCCTTTTCTAATTACTTTCGACCTGTCACTCCCTTCTTTTTTAACCAAGTAATCCAATTTTTCCAATGTTTCCTTGTCAATCCTCGTTCTCAGCATAAAGTCCTTTGGATTGTCTTTGATTTTTTGCCCCTTTATTGGTGACATATTAAAACCTCCTTTCAAATTGTTGCTACATTTTGCATATACTTAATATATCACTTTGTAGCAACTAAATCAAGCATTATTTTAAATTTTTTCAAATTTCTTATTCCACTATCCGTTTTGGAGTGGTAAAATATGTGTATCACATTAAAGAGGGGGATTTTACATGAAAAGAAAATTTGTTATGGTTTTGGCTTTAACATCCATTTTTTCAAGTGTTACGCCTGTGTTCGCTAAAACAGATAAAGAAATTCTTTTTAGGGATATTCCGTGGGGAACTTCTTTCTCAGATACAAAGGATTTGTTTCCAGATCAGTGTCTTTATGGCATGCAATTAGATGGGATAAATGCAATGAGTACAAAAGAAATATTAACTGGCATGTCTGACGATTCCAATGTTTATGATGGTAAAATTTGCCTTTATGCTCAGCCATTAGATATTGCAGATGTAGATGTAGCTGGATATTCTACTCCTTACTTGAATTTTTACTATTCTTATAGCATTAATGAAAATAAAATAGATTTTGATGATAGTAACACTTTGTTATATGGTGCACAATATGAATTTGAACCGCAAGATATAGACTCTATGTATTCTGATTTACTTGAAAAACTTTCATCTGTCTATGGTAATCCTGATAAAACAGAGAGCGATACTACTCAATGGGGAATAAAAAATATTTATACATGGTGGTATGGTGCTAACAATACTTCTTTAGTTCTTCGGGCATATGATTTATCAGATTATGATGATGATTTAGAAAATAACAAAATATATATTTCTTATGCCTGGCAAAAAGGAGATGAATTATTAAAAACTGCCGATGATACAATCAGTCAATCGAATAGTGATACCGAAGCAAGTGTATACGGAAATGGTTCCACCAACGGATTATAAAAGGCTAGGGATTTCTCCCTAGCCTAATTCCTATTTACCATTCTGGTGCTGGCATATCACGAACATCGTATGACATATTTACGTATACTTCATAACGATCTGGAATTATTGTATTATAATTTAAATCAGTTGGAAAATATGATTGTAAGTAATCAACACTTCCTTTTCTTTGAACATTAGCAAACAAACCATCGTCACATCCAATTATTCTATTATTTTTATAGTATACAACTGCCATATGGGTTCCACGATTGTTTTTTCCGTTATTCTTAACTGTTAAAACAACACCCTCTGTTCCTAAATTTGATGTATACGTAATATTCTTTGCATTAAAATCAAAATATGATACATTTTCTGTTTTTAAATTAATTTTTACAGAATCCCATTGACTTCCATAATTTGTCATTAATGTAGCATATTTCATCCCTGGCTCAATTACACACGTATCATACTGATTACTTACTGAAACTATTTGTCCATTCAAACAAAAGGCACAACTAATGTCAACCGCAACCGCATAATTGTAATTATTTTGAAGAATTATAACTTCTCCCCTTGGCGTTGCTTCTGCGTGATACGTTACATTGTTTTTTGAAGTACTCGTATTACCGCCAAATCCACCATTAGAAGGCTTTTTCACAGTAACTTTACAGGTAAATTTCTTTCCAAGAATGGTTGCTGTAATATTGGCGGTTCCTGCCTTTTTCGCAGTAATTTTTCCATTTTTTACGGTCGCAACGCTTTTCTTTGATGATTTCCATTTTACAGTCTGCTTAGTTCCTTTTACTTTTATGGTACTTGTCTTTCCAACTTTTAAAATAAGGCTTTTCTTGCTAAGTTTTGGAGATTCCACAGTTACTTTGCAAGTATACTTCTTTTTACCCACTTTTGCAGTGATTGTAGCAGAACCCGATTTCTTGGCTGTTACTTTCCCAGAACCACTTACCGTTGCCACAGATTTCTTGCTGGAAGTCCATTTTGTCTTTCCTTTTGTTCCAGACAATTTCAGTTTCAAGGTTTGTCCAGTAAGTAACGTTGCCTTATTCTTACTAATCTTCCCTGCCGCAGATACTGGAACTGCCATACAGACAATCAATAGCATGACTGCCAGAACCGATAGTAACTTTTTCACTTTCTTCATACACTCATACCTCCCAATAATTGATACCCATATTGTACCACTTTGGGACGCATTCTGAAAGCCTTATTTCGCTTTTCTATCAATTTCCGCAGTTACGGCAAACAAAAGAGCTTCGGCAAATTTCGAACCGACCGAATCAGCGTATTTATCGTGAATCTGGCTTGCTTCCATGGTGAGATTTTCCCACTGTGGAATATCATCCTTTGAGATAAAGGCATACTTCTTGTGGAGATTCCATATATCCTGCCAGATGGAAAAGTAAGTCTGTTTAAAGTCCATCAATACCACTTCTCCGTCAGTTGATTAATCGGTGTTCCGGCAACTCCGGCACTTTCTCCGCTGTCTGTTGCCTTAAAGTATGCACCTATAATCTGAGGGTACATAAATTCAAACATTAAATAATTAGCTGCATCGCAAAGATATTCTGTATTTCCTGTCTCACGATACTTTTTGATGCACATATCGTGGGATTCCAAGGCGTTTACCAACTTCTCCCCGAAGTTATCCTTTGCTGTGCCATATTTGTAAAAACTCATTTCAGCCATATTCTGGCGTAATTCATCGAAACGATCTGAATATTCTGTTGGAAGTTCTGTTCCTATTTGGCTCATATATTTTAATTCTCCACAATTAATTAATTTCTTTACTCAAAAATCAATTTTCTTGGCTTGTGCCTATATTTTATCGGGTGTGAAGTTTTGAAACGGATTTGATTATTTTATCGCAGTAATTCTTTGTCAATAATCTGGAAGTTCGCTCTGTGGATATAAAGAGCTTTTCCGTCAATCATTAACTTTGTCATTTTAGGTAGATCGTCCGGGATTTTCCAGAACACCTCGTCACCAGAATATGCGGCTATGGGCTGTCCAAGTTGAGATTTGATTACTACAACCCTGGATTTCCCGAAATAATTTTTATAATAATTCACAATCCCGGCTATGTATGTGTTCTCTGAAATCTTCCCAGTTGAATGGCTAATTATATCCTCCTGGGTAAAATCAACCTCTGGCTTCAATCCTTTTTGCTCAAAAATACAAGTATCACCACAGCTTTCAATTTCTTTACCGTCAATCAGAATTGTAATGACGGAAGATACGTCATAGCTGGTTGTTTCATTTCCCTCACTATCGTAGCCCTTGGATTTGGTTTTATTCCCGGAAATGTTGATCTTGTCCCCAGTGGTAGTCATAACCTTTTGACCGTAGTTGTCGTAGGTATAGATTGTGTAGCTGTTACCGGAAAGATTTCCTTTCACGTCATTCATGTAATCGTCATTGGCTGCACAGCCTGTTAGACCAGAAACAATGCAAATACAGATAATGGCTGCCAGTATTAATTTGATTCTTTTCATAGTGTGTCCTCCCTGTTCTCAATTTTCATCAACAAATTTTTCCGTATGTAGCCAGACATGAAATGCGAATAATGATGATCCGTGTACTCACTAAATGAAGTGCCGAAATATTCATCAATCACTTTCATGTATGTTTCAATCTCAACATTCTGGAAATAATCTGGATTTGGCCCGAATCCAAACTTGTCCAGGATATTATCCAAAGCGTCTTGGTTGATTTTTGTGTGTGGTTTCCTGGTTCGCTCTTCGTATCTCTTGAAGAAATACTTTGATACTACCAGGAAGCGGTTAGTTGTATATGGGCTTGTCGTATATCCCAATTCTTCAATACGCACTGCAACCTGGTTCTTGAATGCAGACCAATTAAAAGATTTACGGTCTATTGGAGTATACTGGATGCTTTCTTCTGTCAACATATTTTTGATATGTTGAGAATTGAACCACTCGTTAGAGTGGTATGCATTTTTCTTTTCTTCTTTTAACTCCGTAGGAGATGTAGTATCTGGTTTATCATTAATATCTGAAATATAATCTCTGTTTGTAGTTTCTGGTATTGCTTGACGGTTTGAATCGTATTGATCGTTCATGAGTGCTTCATTCATTGCGCACTCATGCGCATTGGAAAAATCATCTGGCAAATTAATTTTGTAATCGCTTAAAGGATAACCTTTTTCTTTAAGTGCTTTTGCTATATTTACAAGGCTAACGCGATATTGTAAAGTTCTGTCCCATTTGTATTTTGGGTTATTTCTTTTTGAAATAAAGCCCATATTAACCAGTTCATTGATATACCGCCTTACTTGGCTCACAGATAAGCCAAGCATGATTTCATTGGATAGTTCTTCTGCTGTTTTGTATATCCAGCCATAAAATAATTCCTTTTCTTCTTCTCCATTTTTTCGTGCGATTTCATTTTCTTTTTCAATGAATTTATCTGCATCGGAAACTCTTTCAGACCAATAAATAAATTGTTTTAATATGATTGCTTTACGAAAATCTCCTGTAATAGCAAGCAAATCTTCACGCAAAACTACTTTTTTAATTTTCTCCATCTTATTCACCTGCCGCTCTGTCTAATTTATCGTGAAATTTTCTATGGCAATTTTCGCATAACACTATGAGATCGTTATCTGCAACTGATCTCATATGTTCTCGTCCGTGATTTTCATATGTTTTATGGTGGACATTAAGTTTTCCACTCTTTCCGCATAGCTGGCAACGGTAATTTGCGCTTTTTAATTTATAATTCCTAACGCCATCCCAATACGGTGTATGTAAAAAATCGTTATAATCCATATTGCTAATCTCTTTGCATATTTCGTCTTGATCTGGGTTAGTTCCATATTTTTGATACATGATATAGTTAATTTTGTCTTTTGCAGATACTCCATCTCTAAAGCAAGCTTTAGGATTTAAATACTCCTTGTATCTGAGAGTAAGATTTGCAAGTTCCTCTTTTCTTTCTTTTTCCCATTTTTCATGAGATATTGATTGTTTGATCTTTATTTGCTTCTGATATTCTGTCTCACATTCTTCGCATCTGAAATACTCGTTATTAGTGTCTTTATTATTGATACATTTAATCATATTTAAAATTCTAGTTTTAGAAATCATCCGAGTATATATTTTCCCGCAAATAGGACATTTTATTTGATATTCATATAAAACCTTATCTGTGGGAGTTAAGTTATCATATCTATAAAATGCATTAGTGATTTCTGTTGTTTTTGCATTCATCAGAATTTTTGTAAGTTCAAAGTCGATAAGATCTCCACGTTTTATTAAATTGTCATTTTTTCGGATATCAGAAAAGACTACATTTTTGATAAATTCTTTGTTCATATAGATAACCTCCGTATTGGTTGTTGGCGTACCATGAACCGCCAGAATCCGTAATTATAAAACAGTGGACAGGCGTATTACGGTTTACGCTTTTCGGCGGCCAACCTAGCCCACTGGTTTTACCGAATTAATTAATCAAACATTTTGAATGTTTCCTTGCAAAATTCCTCATAATCGGTTTTTCCGACCAGTGGCATTTTATTCCTCAGTTTTTCCATGGCTCTAAAAAACTTGCCTTGGTCTTTATTCCAGATTTTACAGGAAATTAGAAGATACTTCTCTTCTGTATGTCCAAATTCTTTTCCGAAATTCACTCTAATTTTCTCATTCTTAAAAAGTTGGTCTGCCAGGTACTCTTCTGTATCTGCGAAAATGTATTCGCTACGGAATAAATGTTTTTGAATTAAGATGTAATTTTTATATGACATGATATTCCTCCCCGTGAAAAAGGTTCCATTTTAAATCGAACCTTTCCAGACCTCATTTTAAATGCGGGCTGTCTAAAAATTCAAAATCATGCGGCAATTTTATTAATTCCTTTATTCAGAATAAATTCTTTAATTTCGTTATACCCCCAGCCATATCCGACCAACGCACTTACAAGCATTTCAGCATTTTGTATTTTCACAAGATCTTCTTCCGAAAAACAATCTCTCATATTTTCTTTTCTGGAGATTCCAAAATCTTCTCTCAGCTGCTTGGCGTTTTTACCAAATATGGACTTGTAAATAACGTCCGTATATGTAGAATAGGCATGTCCGTGCATTCTTTCATTTTCAGAAGATTGTTGAATTGCCTTGGTAAACGCTTGCCTTACTGCAATTCCTTTTTCACGTTCTTTGATTTTTCCAATAAGGAGCTTTTCCATTGCATTGAACTGCCGAATATAGCCCTCTTTGAATTTCATTGCTTTTTCGCCAGTATAGCCCATAGCTAAAAGTGTAAATCCATCTCTGGTTACATAGTACATTGGCTGTTTCTTATTTTGACAATTGACGTAAGAGGACTGCACGAAATTGTGCCTTCTAAAATCCTCACTGCATTCAAGTTCTCTTATATCTTGCAAAACCCTTTTATGTTCTTTCCCAAATGTCTCCGCAATATCTAGGCTTGTTACAATACTGGTTTCTACTTTTCCAATCATCATAACTTCTACCAACATTCTTCCATTCCTCCTTATATTGATGGTTAAAATAAAAAAGAGCCGCCAAGTAAGACAAAAAATTTCTCAAAATTGAGAAATATTAATTTCTTCTTAGCGGCTCAAAAATCAAGACCGTGTGTACTTCTTCATTGAAGAAATTATACCACACAATCAGTCAAAAATCAATATGCCGGGGACGGATTGAAACGGCTATTCGTTTCATTCTGGGCTTTGGTCACAGCCTTTGCAATCTCGCTTCCATCCAAAATAATGCTGTTCATAATGTACTGCGGATTGTTATTTCCGCTGTTCATGCTCATTGCCATTGCAACTCCCTGGGCTACTGCTTTTGTCATTTCTTCTTTTGTAAGTCCCATGCTTCCGTCCGAACTAGAAACAATGCTGTCCGCGATCTTCTTCATGGTTCGTGGATTTTCCAGAGGAAGGACGGCTTCGGAACCGTTTTCTCCGATACCAATTACCTGTGCGCCGTTGAAAAGACCACCTTTGGCATACCAATTAGGCTTGTAAACTGGTGTAGAACTGGTTCTTCCACCGCCAAGATCATGTTTTCTCCACTCTGAAATATAATAAGTCAGAGTTGGTAAGTGTACTTGTTTCATGCCATCAGCGAATGATTGAGCAGTTTCCCGACCAATTGATGTAAGATTAACATTAAATAGCCTTTTAATTTTATCCGAAATCCCAGACAAATTAGATTCTGTGTAGGTTTTCATTTTTCCAGTTTCCGTGTCAACTTTACCAGAAGCCTTTTCCCAAATCTGGTTTGTATTGATAAGGACAGAAGACCAATAGCTTTGAATGGTTGTCATAACCTTACCCATTACATCTTTGGTATCGGTGTCCATGGTTCCGAGGGCTGTCGATACAGCACTTGCAGAATTTTCCCAGTTGGTTTTAGAGTTGGTTTCAACATCATCATTCGTGTTCTTTATCTTCGACCAAATGGAAGGCATTGTGCTTTCTGTGCTTTTTTTCATTCCAGCCATTGCCGTGCTTACTGCAGTATTGGCGAGACCAAAGCCAGTTTTTGTCTTGGATGATACGGAGCTAGAAGCATTTGCAACAGCGGTAGTAATACCTCCCACTGCTGTTTTCACAGATGTATTCATTCCATCGAAAGAATTCTTTGCACTTGTTTCCATTGTAACAACTGCATCTGGAAAATCTTTTCTGAGTTTTTCATCTAATTCATCTAACGGAACGCCAGCATTTTTTAATGACGTATAAACTGCGTCTAGTGCTTCTTCTGTATTAGCATATGTTCTTCCAGATATTGCACTATCAAGAGCATCTTTAGCAGTTAAGTAGTCTCCACCAAATTGCTCGGAACTAAGACTTAAAAGATAAAGTTCGTCTTTCAAATCAGATATACTGATTTTGGTTGTGTCAAATTTTCCAGCTGATTCAGATACACCATCTCCAAGGGCTACAGATTTATCAGTCATATCTTCCAAAAATCCAGTTGATACACCCGCCTGTGCGCCGTATTTTTCGAGAATTTTTCTTGCATCTTCGGTTGATACGCCAAATTCTCCAAGTTTCTGAATGAAACTATCGTACATTTCAGAATTTGATTTTCCAGCACTTTCATCTGCTTCAATTAACTTCCAGAGCTCTTCTGCTTGGTCTTGTGTTATTTTATGCGCGCTTTCCATCTCGCCTGTATAATCATGGAGATAACCACCTGTTTGTGTGAGAATACCATTTCCACCTTGCGCAGCTTCTGTAATACTTGCAATTCCTTTAGCAAGTTTAACAGATAATGCCGTTGCAACAAATACAATCCCAGCGGTTCCAAATATAGCACCAAGTGTTGAAGAAAACGTTTTAAGTCCGCCTGTTGAAGCTGTTTCCGCTGCATCTCCAACTCCCTTTATTGCTTCACTTGCCGCACTTGTACCATTTCCTATCACATCCGCAAGTTTATCTGCAATTAGTTCTGCATTTTTCTTTTCAGCTATTTTGCCTGCAATATGTCCCACAAGTGAACCAACAAGAGTTCCAATACCTGTAATATTTGCTATTTTTACTGCAATAAACGCTTTTGTAAGCCATTCTGCAATATGTCCGGCTATCGGGTGTTTTTCCTCTAATCCATCAAACAATCCGTTTAATGCGCTGGTAAGACCAGTCAATAACAAATCAGCCGCAGTACTAAGTATTTCACCCCATGGCAATTCACCAAGGAATGTTCCAACTCCTTGTCCGAACTCATAGAAAGTGTCTGTAGTGAGAGAATCTTTTAATGCGGTACACAGGTGAGATATAAAATCTCCAAGAGCCTGTCCATTTTCTTTCCAGTTTGTTTCTTTGATGAATTTAGCGATTCCATCTCTTATCTTGGTTGCGAGATCATCCCAATTAAATGTTTCGGTAAATGATTTTAAGCTTTCAAACGCCCCATTCAGTAAACCGGAAAGAGCGTCTGCAATTGTGTTCATGTCTATCTTTTTGATTGCACCATTTAAGGCATTTCCAAGTGCGGTACCAAGCTTACTCCATCCGGTAATTCCAGCACCATCCTTTTTCGACATATCCTTTACAAAGCCAGAAAGCATTTTCCAAGATGCCATAAAACTGTTCCCAATTAAGTTTCCAAGACCTGTCCAGTCAATTTCCTTTATAGCACCTTTTAAAAGTTGAGACAGTTTTGCCCCTATTCCGGAAAAATCTATTCCTCCTTCTCCGAGCAACAGGTTTAGGGTATTTACTGCCGTGTTAATTCCAGCTCCAAGCAATCTTCCCATTAAGTCAAAATCTATACCGCTAACCATGGAATTGAATGCCGTGGTAAATGCATTTACAAATTCGGTTATTTTCGGGCCAACATTATTCCAATTAATAACTTCGTATATTTTTTGCATTCCAACATTTATCATATCTGCAATAGTAAAGCCTAGTCCCTTCCAGTCTTTATTGATAAATGCTTTTCTGATTTTAGCAGCCCATTTATTGATTGGTGTTTCGTCAACAGTCAAAACTTCATCCAGTGAATCTTGTATTCCAGCAAAACTATCTGCTAAATCTCCAAGTCCAGAACCAAGACTTTTAGATTCAGTTCCAGAATTATCGGAATTATCTGTAAGCTGATTTAATTGGTCGAATGGCAATACAGAAAGTGCCTTTTTTAATTTCTTGGCAGATGATGTAGCGTCATCAAGCCCGGAGGAGGCATCGTCACCAGCTGTTTCTATACCGCCTAAGTTAGATACAATATCACTAACTCCACTCTGCGAGCCTTTTAGTTTCTTACCCATCAATACATACATGAAGTTGCGGAATGCATTTGCGGCTTGCATAAGCTTTGACATGAGCGCATTAAGTGCTTGAATAGCCGGAAGGATTCCAGCAATTAAGCCTTGCCCGATTACTGCGGAAAGTGACTGGAAATTCAGAGTGAGTAAACGAACCTGGTTCGCCCATGTGCCAGATGTCCTTGCGAAATCCCCTTGCACATCACCTGTAACTGACATTAAATAGTTATATCGAAGAGCTACTTTTTCAGCTTGAGACATTGCATTATAAGATGTTGTAATTCCCCTTGAAAGAGCATAAGCCTCCATATTTGCAACGGATAAATTAATGCCCAATTGTCTTAAAGGCTCAATTTCCCCGGAAATTCCAGAACGTATTTTCTGAAAAGCAGTATCGGTATCAACATTGTAAAATGATGCAATATCCCCGGCTAATCCAGCAAGAGAAATTGACATTTTAGAAGCTGCATCTTGCGCAACACCAGATGATTTCATCATTGCCATCATGGTTCCAGAATATTGCTTTGCTGCCAATTCTGATAATCCAAATTGTTCTTTGGCCGTAGAAGCAAATTTGTAGGCTTCATCTGCCATGCTTCCAAAGGAAACATCTACAACATTTTCGATTTCTGTAATAGCAGAGCCAAAACCAATTGCACTTTTTCCTAAATTTGCCAGACCACGAATAGCCTTAAAACCGATAGCAGTTTTAAGCAAATTTCCGAGATTAAAAGAAGCGGTTTTAATTCCAGAACTACTATTCCCGAGACGTTGAAACCATCCAATAATGCCTTTTACCCCGGTTCCAATTATAGAAGAAGTTTTACTAACAATATTACCAAGGCTAGATGTTGCAGATGATAATTTAGAAAACGCACTGGATATAGAATTTGTAGCGGAATTCACTTTACCGCCAGAATTTGCCAACTTTGCTAGTGCTTCCGTCATGCGGATTGTGTTATCACTGATTTTAGGTGCAGTTTTCATCACGTCAAAGAAAGATAATACTTCCTTTGCTAGTGTTCCAAGCTGGCTTGACGTTTGTCCGATTTTATTCCCAGCGCTTGCCAATTGTGCAATTGATTGAACAAACCTATTTACGGAATCTGAAATTCCATCAACACCAATAAAGCTTTCTGTGATAAATTTCAAGCTACTTCCCAATGTAGGTAATTCAGCAGATACATTCGCAATATATTCACCAGAATTGGCTAATCTAGCCATTGAATTAACAAAACGATTAACACCGGAAGATACATCTGGAATCTCTGCCAAATTGCTTAATTTATGGATTATTTCTCCAAGTTTTCCAGAATCAAATCCACTAACATCAACCTGGCTAAGCCTGTTGATTGAGTTGATAACTGCATTCAGACCAGAACCTTTATAATCTACTCCACCCATTGTCTTTATGGAATTTGAGAATTTTCCAATTCCATCAGCAATGCTTGTCATTTTCCCTATATCAAGTTCTTTTAGTTTTCCAAATTCCCTTACACAACTACGTAATCCGTTTGTATTAACTCCGCTTAATGCGGAATTAACTTCTGTGAGTTTGTTTGAAAGATTAGTCAGCGCACGTACTGCTTTTTCTGTACTACTGCTAATTTGTATATCAAGGGTATCAATGGTATTGTCAGCCATTTTATTTGTCCCTCCTTTTTTACAAAAAAATAAAGGGCAGACAAGAGTGTTAATCCTGCCTGCCCTTTTCATGGTTAAGCTCAAAGTTCGCCTGCATGAGTTGCAAGCTTGCCAAAAGTGCGTTTCTCTGTTTTTTCTTTTCTTCTTCGGAAAGTATGCCTTCCTGTTTACGCTTTTCTTCCTCTGCTGATTCCAGTAAAGGTTTTTTCAAATACTCTGCTTTGGATTTTTTACCCATCAAAGCGTTTGCAACAGCTGTGAATGTGGCTGATGTTTCATAAATGCCTGCTTGCCAAAGTTCAGCGTCTTTTCTCTTCTGCCGTATCTTTTCAGCTTCGAGATAAGGCTTTAACTCTGTTGGGGTAGAATCCATAAATTCTTCTTTAGATACACCAATAGAGAGGTATAAAGGAAGAATCTCTTGGTAAACAACTTCTCGAAAAGTTAATTTTTCTTTTTGTGATCCTGTGGAAGTTTCGTTGCATTCTTCTCCACTGCCTGTGCTTCTGCTACTGCATTCAGCAGACCGGATAAAAAACCATTTTTCTCCAATTCTTTATCAAGAAGTTGGTATAAATCAAATCCACTTTTTGGATTTTCCTCATTTCCTTCATCTTCGTAATCATCCAAAAGGTCACAGACTTTATCAAGAGCAGCTTCTTTTTCAGAATCACTTTCATACCCAAACTCTTCCTTGTGCTTCTTTTGAAGTCCGGCAAGAAGCAGTTCCGGAAGAAGAGAAATCATCTTCTGAAGACTTCTCTCTTTTCCATCTGTAATCCCCTGTACCTTGTCCAGCACATCTGTTTTTGTAAGAAGTCCGTATCCAAATACAACCTTATATTCTTTTCCATGTACATTAAAAGTCACCATTTTATAATCCTCCCGATATATTTTATTAGCTGAGTGCCATTGCGCCTGTGGAATCTGCTACTGCTTTTGCGGTGTCTAAAGCCTGTGCAAGCTCTTCGGAAACAACTTTTGCATCAAGACCTTTGTATTCTTGAATAATGAGAGACAGCGGAATTGTTGCTGCTTCATTCTGTCCAATATCAGACAATGGAATATTTTTTCCTGGGTCTGCGATAACAAAGAATGCATCAGCAAGGTCTGGAAATACAACTTCAAACCAAACTCTAAATCCTTTTGACTTTCCTGTTGCCGCATCAGTCATAAGCTTCTTTAGTGCCGTGATAACATCAGCGTTAAGATTGAAGGTTACATCCCAAGTACCACCAGTATCCTGTCTACCAGATGCGTATTGTGTAATGAAGTCTTCAAGAGCTGATACGTCAATCTGTTCTGTATCAAGAGAAATTCCACCAATGGAACTACATCTTTTTAACCAGGTGAATGCAGTTGGCTTCGTTCCTTTAACGGTTTCAACACCGTAATGAAAAGTTACGCCAAGTGTTGTTAAATCTGCCATTTTGATAGGCTCCTTTCTTTAATTCAAGTTTTATGCACGTAACCCTGTGCCGGGAGATAGCGGATCACCGCCTTTCTACTCTTTTTTTCCTGATTGCTTAATAAGTTGATTCACATAATTGCTTAATCCAGCAACGATAACGCCTTGTGTAATTGCGGTAAACAGTGCCATTGCAGCTTCCTGTGAACCGGAAACTGTAGATGTTGCAAAAACATAAAGACCGCAAATTAATACACCGAGAATTCCTAAAATCATTGGAATAAATTTGTCGGAAATATTCTCTGACTTTTTAATCATTTCTCCGATAAAATAAAGAAATACAACGACAATAAGTAATTCTGGCTTTACATAACTTAAAATCTGATCCATAATCTCACCTCGCTTTCGTTTTAAGCATAAAAAAAAGAACGTCTATGCGTTCATTGGTTTCAAAGTAATTTTCCTGTGTATATTCGGCTGTATCGGCTCACAAGCTTTTTGATTCCACTATCACCAAAAAACATAGGTTCCGGGCCATATGTACGACGGAACCCCATGTTCACCATAGCTTTGTGACTTATCTTGTCTAATTCATACACTCTGGTTAGTGCTTTACTCCCGGATGTGAAACAATTTACTTGAAATGATGGCATTGTTGCGCATTCATCCCCTTCAAGGTCACCTCTTGTAATTGGATTACCAAGCATATAAAGCTGTGCATATGCTTTTTTACCGGAAGCATTTGTTTCACTGCCATCCATGGAATAATTGTCTGCGCCAGTAATCTTAGAAACAGCCGCTCCCCATCTTGAAAAAACTTCTAATACAGGAGATTCTATTGTGTCTGGCATATCTGTCACCTCACAATAAAAAAATGCACTCACCTTTATAGTGAACGCATTGCATTTTATACTACAATTTAACACTGTAATGATAACATAATTGTTTAGTATCATTCAGTATATTATGGTATCTTCTTTAAGAAGAGAACGCTTCTTTAGCAATTTTACGAACGGCAATAATAATGGCTTGTTCTGCGTGATACATAGGCATGTACGCTCTATTTCCATATGAATGGTGCGGCCGCCCACTTTCATCTGTGTACCACCAGCCGTTTGGATTGTCCCAGTCTGATTTTTCTTTTTTGGAAGGATATGTTCCCATTCCGTAAGAATTTCCACTAGATAAAGGATAATCATTTGTACCGTATGTTATTCCTGCTGAAAATTCAATGAACAACACTTTTTCACCAGATAGTCTAACAGAAGCCCCGACTATATTTCCGTTTTGATCGTTGATGATTTCTGTATAGTAAGAACCTTTTTCTTCATCCGGGATTGACTCCATGGTCGTTTGAATAACATCCAACCCGATTTCAGCCAATCGTTTTACAAAAATCTCATTTTTCCTCTGTAGCTCATTTTGGTAAGCTTTTAATTTGTTGATGGCATTTTGAATAGATTTCGTGGATAAGTCGCATTTTATTGTCTTACCCATCTTCGTTTCCTCTTTTAGAAATTCCGTATCTGGCAATATTGCCTTTTTGTGTGTCTAAAATCTTTTTTAGTGTGTAGTCTGGCAATACTGTGGGTTCTCCATTTTCATCCAAAATAAGGTTTCCATCCTCGCTTATTTGTGGGATTCTGTCTATCCAAAATATATCTGCTTCCTGTGGATGAAAATTTCGATTAAAGCTTGTAATATACCTGTCATAATCTGGAACTATTCCGGCTGCAATTTCTTCTGGTGTTCCAGCTGTAGATGATACAGAAAAAGAGTATAGAACTGGTTTCTCATAAACTTTAATACGGTCTAATCCTTCTGTTTTTTCTGTTATTCGTGACCAATATACTTTTTGCTTTTGGCGAACTAATCCTCTCATATTTCCTCTCTTTCTTAAATTTGGTTGCTTAACTAAAGCCCTCTTTAAGTAATTCCCACATTATCTGCATTAAGAGATGATGCTGTATTGCCATGAGATGTTTTAGAAAGTTTTGATTCACCGATGACATACTCAAACGAATCTAATCCCATCTCTTCTGAATAGCAAGTGTTATTAATTGCTTCTATTTCAAAATTTACGCTGTCTCCAAGATTTCCTTGAATGCTACCGCTATATCCATAGTTACTTGTCATCACACAATTTCTAAGCACAAGGAGCTGGTTTGGAGCAGAATGATAATTCGATGAATGACACAGAAATGCGCCTTTCCAATTGTCTTTTTTGAAATACTCTTTGCTGCAATTTCTAATCATTTCGCAATTTTCAAAAATTATTTTTTGATTCTGATTGACCACCATTCCAACTGCTGGAAACGCTTCACTGTATAAGGTACAGTTGACGACTCTTCCAGTTGTTTTTTCGTTGACATCTTTCGAGTTTCCGTCGATGTGCAACGCATATCCGGGATATGTCGCCCATACATTATCTGTGTACTCCGGAACAAAACTTTGTTCCTCCATCCGAATTGTTAAATTGCGAAGCTCAAAATTTCCGGTTATCATTACGGGAGTATTAGCATATATTCCAGATGTATTTTTGATGATACACTGATCTCGATTAACTCCAATTATTGATATGTTGTGTTTGTTTCCGAGATACACAATTTCATCGTATACGCCTTCTTGGAGAACTATTGTTGTAGGCGAATCTACATCGCCCGCATTCCGAACTGCGTCCATTATTGTTGAGTAATCCCCCGTGCCATCTTTTGAAACGTGAATGATTCCGCTTTTGTACTTTGGAATTTCCTCTTCCATGTATACATCAATGCACGGATATGTTTTGTTGGTTGATATATTGCCGCTCCAATAGTTTTGTGGCGGAATGTAATTATTGATTTCTACATTGAAATCTGAAAAATTTCCATACCATGTAAATGGTTCACCGTTAGAATACAGATACAACTGCCCGCTTTGGCTGGTGAATGCACCGCTGTCGTTGGAATAAATTGCAATGCTTATATAATCATGTCCTTCAGATGGCGAAGAATCAAACATACTTTCGGAGATATCAATTTCAATTTCGTTTTTTCCTGCTGTTAGCACATACGATTTCTTAAAAACTAAAATCTGTGTGTACGTAGAGTCTGGTCTATATAAAAAAATCGTTCCGGTACCACCATTTGAGAGTATTGATAACTTCAATTTTTTTACATTTCGGAAAATTCTTGTCTTGTCTCCGAGAGTATATACATAATCGGCATTGATATTCATTGTTGGGGCATTTTTCAGATAATCGCATTTCAGCGATATTTTGACAGACTCTTCAATTCCCAAGACGTTTATATCTTCCTTTAGCGAACCAATAGCTTCTCCCGTTGCTTTTGCTTCTGCAAGCCCACCTTCTATAGTCAATGTAGTGTCTGGCTGTGATACACTCTGGATGTCCTTAATAGCTTGTTCTTTTGCGGAATTTACATTTTGAACAGCTTCCGAAGATGTGTTTTTAGTAAGCTCCAAAAGCTGATTTATAACATCTTTTTCTTCCTTTCCTATCTGTGGTTGATCAATCTCGATACCCTCTAGCACTGGTACTTCCGCTATTGTGGTATTCCATTCAACACTAATATTTGAATCGGAATCCGTTTTAACAGCGCAAACAATAAAACGTACCGTTCCCATATACCTTGCTGCATTTCTTCCAATCAACCAAGAAAAAGTTACATTTTCGCCATCTACAGCTACATCATCACAAATGTATTGGTCTTTGATAGAAACATTAAAATCCACACTGCTTACGTTTTCGAAGTTAATTCTGACTGAAAATTTGGATAAATCAAGATTATCTCCTACAATTTTGGGACATGAAAATTTAATACGTTCTGCATTCTTGTCAGATTGTACCCCACCAACTACGATTGTAGAGGGCACGAAAATAGCCCTTGTCTTATCGTCAATTGTGCATATATCGGATTCTTCAGAAAGCAAATTAACATCTTCTTTTGCGCTCATAAGTAAATCAAGTGCTGTTGCCATGTTCTACCCCCTCTGTGATACTTTAGTTTTACCAGTGGTTATAATGTATTTTCCGTTATCTTTTACGCCAGTGACAGATACAGAAAAATAATCCCAAGTAAGGGCTTCCGTTGGAATTTCACATTGATTGTTTTTCAGTATTACTGGGTATTCTTTTTCCATTCTCCAAAATGAAGCAGCTGTTTTACATCCGTTCCACTCTGGTGAAAAGATAAACAATGCTTTAAGATATCCAGTCGTGCCCTTTACCAGTCCAGAGAAATCACACTTGGGATCTGGATAAATTCTTTGATTATTTACAATAAATCTTAATACTCTCATGCAGTCATCCTTTCCATTCCAACAGGGGCTACATATGTGAATTGGTTTCCCAAAATATCTCTGGCTGTGCCAATCACGAAATGGCTGTAGTCTGCCAGAATATTGCATATAAATTCCTCTGCGTCAACCCAATATCGTTTCTTGACCATGCGGTGGAGCTCTGGTAATAGACCATAGCTGAACATTACACAATGTCCTAACTCATGGATAAATACACGGTTTAGAAGTTCTCCATGTAGGTTGTTCGCAATCGAAATAATATGGGTGGAATAATCCGATACTCCAAGTGTTCTGTTTCCTGTGCGGTCAATTAAAACATCATCTTGTGGTGGAACAAACTGCACTCTCCATAAATCTCCATTCATGTAGAATTGTCGTAGCATGGTTTATTACCATCCTTTCTACGAAAAAAGCCCCTGCCGCATTAATTTGCGACAAGGACTTAATTCATTTATTGCTTTAGTTCATCTGCTGTACAAGTCTGGTCAGGTCAGTTTTCATCTGCTGTCTGAGCGTTGCATCTGCATCCGACCACATTTCCGTGAGATTACGGATAATATCAGATGTGTACTCCTTCATGGAATCATCCATTTTTCTTTTGGATTCCGTGTCTTTGGAATCATGATAATGCCTACGATTCTCATCGTATCTATCATAGGATTCGCCATATCTGGACTTCTTCCAATTCATATTCATACCATCATTTTCCATATCACTACGCTCTGGATGATATCCCATGCGGTACATATTGCGCTCAAATTCTGGATTGTTTAAATACTCATCCATCCAGTCATCATCCTGCATATACAGATACGGTCTATAGCCTTTTCTGGTTCCCCTACCTTTTGGAGCGAAACGCCCATTTGAATAGCGGTAACGGTCATATCCCATGCGTCCAAGATACTTTTCTTCCTGTTCGCATTCGTCCATAGCTTCTACGATTCTGTAATCTTTATCTGCACAAATCGCGCACTTTACGGATTCCATGCAGTCTTTCAGATCGTCCCAGTCTTGAGCACTGAGATTATCAAAGCCATGTGTTTTGGCTTTTTCCATAGCCCATTTTCCCATTTCCATTGCAACTTTATGCATTACAGTGCCCCCTTTCTAACAGCCTGCGTAACAGGTGCTTCTGTCGTTGGGGCTGTACCATTAATTGCTTTCAAATTGTTGCTCGGACTACAAGCCGGATTTCCTAACATCTTGAATACTCCGCCAGTTGCACTTGTAGCTACTCTGGTTGCGTACTTCGTTCTGGTTCTTATCCCACAAGCCGTAATCTGTGCACAGCAACGATTTTCTAGCGGATACAAAGTTGTTCCTGTTCCTATCTGAATCATTACCGGAGCAGTAATTGTAGTGGCTTCTGGTATACTTTGTGCAACAACAATACAATATTTTTCTCCATTGTTGTAACTGCCTGCTGGGAGTGTGATTACAAGATTACCTCCTGTAAACGCAACAGCTTGGCTTATTACAAGACGGTTGCAGAGCTTACAAACATTTTTACAACTCATATTTCTACCTCTCAATCAAAATAAGAGGTGAGCCGCAACCCACCTCTTAGAATTTAGTCAACCTCTAAGGGTGAGTTACTTAGCAACAACCGTTACCATATGTATTACATCCTGCGTATGCATATGGAGCTGGAACCTGGAATGCAGGAATCGGAGCCGGGTTGATTGCATTGATTAATCTCTGAGCCTGTGCATACATCTCTGTTGTAAGCAATGCAGACTGGCGATCCTGGGATGCAGCACGTTTCAGATCAGAGTTCTCTGCCTGTAATGTTGCAATCTTATCGTTAGTCAGGAAGTCAAGGATTGCTCTTGTGTTGCTGTTCTGATTTTCCAGAAGGTCTCTGGTGTTGTTGTTCATTGTGTTCTGGAGAGCACAAGTGTTGGTAGCAAGGTTGTAGTTGATACCCTGTATAGCTTCTCTTGTTTCACAACAGCAGCTTGCAAGTTGAGACTGTAAAGCATTTGTATTCTGCATACCGGCTACAGTATCAGCATTGATTGCCTGCTGAACGCCGTTGAAGCCTTGAAGCATTCCGACATTCATACCATTAAAGCCACTCTGCATGGTATTGTTAAGAGAATATGTGCTGTCACAGATACCCTGCTGAATACCTCTGATACCATTTTGAATATCATTAAGGGCGAATTCCTCATTAATATCTGAACGGGTAGCCCATCCTTGGAAGCCGGCACCGTTCGCACCGTTTCCACCGTTACCACCAAAGCCGCCGCCCCAGCCGCCAAAACCTCCCCAGCCGAAGATTGCGAAGATCAGGACGAGCCAGATAAGTGAAAAGCCATCACCGCCCCACATATCATTGGCGCGATTATTAGAGCCTGTAGCGGCAGCAATGTCACTAAGACTGTAATTTGAACCATTCATCATGTTTTTAGTCTCCTTAAATTTTATTTACAATAGGAGACATCCGCGGCTGTCGTCCCAAATTGTAGCGATTCTTAATCACCCAATTATGGGGAAGTGTTATAATCCAAGGAATTTCTGTATAATTCCATCTGGAGATAAATGCTTTTCTTCAAAAACATTCTGTTGGATTTGATGCAATTGACTTGCGTCACCTTTTTTATATAAATCCAACGCATTTTTTAATGTTGGATTATTTCCTGCAAATTTGCTCATATCGTTCATCATGTTATCAACACTTCCGAACCTCTGAGTAATCATTTTCTCAAATTGCTTTTTCATCATGGCGTTTGGACTAAAATTCATCTCTGTTTACCTCCATTCTGCTTGGGCTCCGGTGTTCCCGATATAAATGTCGGGAACATACTCTTTATTTCGGAAATCTCAGAACAAACATCGTTCCGAAGCTGATTAAACATAGCTTCTATGTCAATCGGTTTTTCTTCTGCCTTTGGTTGCTGTTGTTCTTCCGGATTTATAAGTCGATAAACAAAAATTCTACTTCTTCCATCTGCCTGTAATTGTTTTCTATATATTTCTGTTCCATCTGTTTTGGGATAATAAACAGGATTACCGGACATATCTACATCTTTTGCCTTTACAGTATCAATGCCATCAACCATCTGTCCTTGCAACATGGGGATTTGTGGCACTTGTGGCATTGGTTGTTGAATTTGTGCCTGTCCGTATGGCATTGCCTGCTGATAACTATTCTGCAATTGTGCTAATCTATCTTGATACGGCTGTATTTGTTGAAATGGTTGCGCAAAATACGGATTACCATACTGCATATCTCAAACCTCCCTTGTTTTTATAACTATATTTTACAATAATAAGAGGTTAATTAACACGCCATGATAACGCCATAAATGCGCCATTTCTATGAATACAAAGAAAAGCCCCGACAATACATCGGGGCAACTTTCATAATTTTCTTTTTTAATTTTCTATTTATGCGGTCTACGGTTCTTGTACTGTACCCCATGATTTCTGAAGCTTCTGCAAGCGTTTTTTCTTCATAAACACGCAATCGGAATAACTCCTTTTCTCTAGAATCAAATCCAGCTTCACGCAAATAGAAGATTCTTTCATCTTCTGAAAAGTCTTTATAATCATCCATTCCACTGTCCTCCCTGTTAGTGGAATCAATATTTACACCGGGAAAATGCCTTTTAGGGCAAAGCCTAAAACAATACCAATTATGCCAGTTATGACATAAGCAATTATTTTGTCCTGTAACTTTCCTGGTTTTTCCATGAGTGATTTTAAATTGTCGTTCATTTCGTCAACTGTATCCTTAATGTGTCCCAGGTCATTGTTGTATAAAGCAATTTTCTGTTCCAACGCATTGATACGATTAAAAAAGCCTTCATCCCTTTTGGAATGCTTTTCTTTCATCTCATGGACGGCACTTTCCAATTCTTTTAAGCGGTGTTCGTTGACGCACTCGTGTTCACATCCCATCGCTATTCCTTTCCATCACTCCCATTTTTAAGATATTGCTTCTACCCACCTAATTTGAAGCACCCCTGCGATACGTGGGAGGATTGACGTATCACGCACACACCATCTTAGAATCCGATAAATGGAAAAACTCCATGATTTACATAGATTTCAGTTTCGGAATCCCAGCTTCTATTCACAGAGGATTCGGAATGTGATCCTTGAAACTCAGCTCCCTGCTTTACTAGAAAGAAAAGAGCCAAATCAAATATGCAGTCATAGCATTTCTCCATATCGGAATTTATTTTCTCATCACTGTAAGATGAAGGATAATTCCTTTTCTTCTTAAATGAACGAATAGCCCTCTTTGCTGAAAGAGGAATCATCCTCGCAGTTTCTTCATCATCTTCAAGATAATTTGTCAAGTCCTCTATAAGCTGTTCGTCCATTTAATCACCTACCTTTGCTGAGATAAAATCTCTGATATTATTCCAGCCTTATTAGTTGCTGTCAGGGCATAGCCGTTATCACTTGCGAGTTGTCTTAACTGAGATACAGTCATATTAGACAACTCGCTTTCTGTATACTTATGTATTGATTCATTGTAAGCACTTGCTACAGATGGTGACTGGCTGTTTTCATCGAGACTATGCCCGGTTATTCCCCCGCTTTGGTACCGATCACGATACCGCCGTTAGCTTTCGGTGCGACCGGAACGAACATGCCGGATGCTTTTGTCCATACTGCAACTGGGTCTGGTGTAGCCCACATGGAAAGAGTAACAAAGGAACGATTCTCTTCCTGTATAAACTGTCTGTATTCAAGTTCTTCTGGAGTTACGCCCCAAAGACCAGAACCAAAGGAACCATTTGCATTTGCTTCATACAGAGTAAACACATCTTCTTTGAAGTATCTTCCTGTTTTCAGAGTTCCGTCTGCTTTTCTGTAACGATATTTTTCATCACAGCGATCAATTGTGAATCCGTACTCCTGCATAAGCAGATTTGTAAGCTCCTGTTTTGTCAGAAGACGTTTGTTTGCAGCTCCAAGAACTGCGGTCTGCATTGCAGTATTGTTCCGCATGTAATTAATCATCTTGAGAGAAGTAAGAGCTTTGTTTACCACATATCCGTTATTTTCTGCAATGGCTACCATCTTCTGGATATCGCCCATGATATCTGCGTCTGGCTTAGACCAATCAGTAAGTGTTACTTTTGCATCAGATGTAACGCCGTAATCAATGCTCATATCCACATGATTTTCCTTAATTTTTACAATACCAGTGGAAAGGAACTGGCCTTTCATTACATTCGCCCTTGCGACTACGCCCTCAAAAAGATTGGCTGCATCGTCAAATACAAATTTTTTGAGATTATTGTCATCCGGAACACCATTTTCGATTGCCTGCTGTAATCTCTCAGACTGATTGATTTTTCTCTTGATGAAAAGCTTCTCGGTCAATACCTTTTCAAAGCCAGGTCTGGAACCGATTTCTGCTTCGGTATCAAGTGCGTGAACAAAAGCTACCTCTGGCAGTCGCTGTCCAGCCATAAGTCTGTAATACTCTGCTTTCAGATACTGGGTCTTTGTATCTGGGAAAATGGTACCGAGGATGCCGGGTCTTTTTACATCAAAACTCTGGGAGAAATTAAGTCTCTCTTCCTCTGTGATTGTTTCTAATACATTAAATGGCATTTGTCATACCTCCTTAAAATACTGGGTCTTCTGTGACTACAAAAACAATTCCGGATTTTTCAAGTTCTGTTTTTGCAGTAGTGTCAACTGTTACTGGAAGTCTTTTTTCGAGAACACGTCCTGCGACAATCACAGAAATTGGTCTCTTGGTATCATCTGTCATATCAACATCTTCAAATACAATTCCGATTGCGCCTGTCGCATTTGTTGGATATACGGAACCTGCTTTAATAATTTTCTTATTTCCAACTGTTTCAGCATTTGTCTGATCTGCTGTGTAGGTTTTAAGTACAAGTCCAACCTCAGATTCAAGAATATTTGGAGTGGACTCATACTGCTCTGTTTTCATAAAAGCCATTATTTATATCTCCTTTACTTAAATATTTACAGGGGCGTTATCGTCCGCTGATTTGGTTTCCTGGTTCATTTTTGCTGAGTAAGCTTTTGCAAATTCAGAAGCATCACTTTTCACTGTAGGTTTGCCGCCGCTACCGCCGCCCGGATTCGGAGTGTTTTCCAATGCTTCCTTCTCCCAAGCTGCTTTTGCAGTATCAAGTGTCGCTTTATTTTCTGCGGAAATTCCATCAACAAAGGTCTGGGCTTCTTTAAGAGCATCATCCGCATTTATGTTGGAAAAAGCTTTGATCGCTCCGGCGTAAGCATCCCCTTTCATTCCTGCATTAGCAAAAATGGAAGTAATCTTTCCTACAAGGGCTTCTTTCTGGGACGTTGCAAGTGCAGATTCAAGGTCTGAAATTCTCTTCTCATTTGCCGCTTTTTCTTTCTGGCGTTCCAGTTCTGCTTTCTCGGCTTCCGTCATGTTCTGCTTTTTCAACTCTTCCAACTCTTTTTCCAGGGAATCTGCTTTTTCAGCTTTTTCCTTCAGAGAAACATTTTTGTCTTTCTCTTTCTTAGTTTCAGCAGAAATAGAATCAAGAAGCTTAGAAACCTGTTCCTCGGAAGGTTCTGCAACTCCCATACCAATAAGTGCCTGTTTTGCCTGTTCTCTTGTCATTGAAATCTCCTTTCTTCCAGTCCAATACGCTTTTTCAACACGGTTCGCTCCGCACATGGTCTGTACCCGATTTACGCTCACGGGCTGTTGCAATTTATTTGATTTTGGGTATTAAAAAAGAAGCCTTAGATTTCTCTAAAACTCCTTAAATAATCGAAATTTGGTTCATTCTTCGTTAGATGGAGAATTTGCCATTGGTTCTGTTTTTGACGGATTTTGAAACTTTCCGTCAAGTAATTGCTGTGCTTTCTGCATTTCCGCTTCCGGGTCTGCCAGTTCCGGGTAAATAGTTCCCAGATACGGTAAACTCATTTCGTAGACTTTCTGCGGATCACTAAATAAACCGCAGGTAATCAGCGCAATAAGCGGATGAATTTTATTTTTGAACAGATAATCAAGAGCCTGTGCTTTTACAAGCATATTGTCTGTTGGGTTTCTGGTTATCTTTACATCAAAATCTCGGGTTGAGATATTAACATCATTTGATGTACCACGGATAATATTCAGAATAATTCTGGCAGATTCCTTTTCAGCTTCCTTGGTGAATGCTTCTACCAATTTTGCATCTCTCTCTGCGAAATCCCATCCATTACGAAGGTATACAGCGTTTCCTGTATCCCCTCCGCTGTTGCTCTGTCGGTTTGGCATTGCTTCCACAATCAGCATGTTATTGTAGATATCATCCTTTGCAACCTGGCTCTCTGATTGATTCAATTCAGCGGTCATCAGTTCAACATCCGACTGACAGCCATTTCCAGTATCTTTTACAGAGATGGCACCAAGTTTTACCATTTTCAAAAACTCGTTTTCATCTACCTCGCAGTTCTTGAACTTCATAAAGGCTTGCACAAACTGTTCAACGCCATTTAATCTATCAGACTGGTATTTGTTGATTGCATCAAATAATGTAATTGCAATTTCAACGTCCGAAAGCCTGTCATGATTATTTGGACATTCGACAATAGGAATTCCTCCAAAACCGTTGATGCCATATTCGGTTACTTTTCCATTCGTGATTTTGAAAAACTGGTTCTTTGAATAGCATAAGTAGTATTGTTGCTCATCTTCATCCTTCAAAATCTGAACGGACAGCATTGGTTTTCCGTTCCTCTGCGAATATACAATGTAACAATCACCAGGATACGGAATAAAGATTCTAAACGGCGGTAAATCTCCGTTTTCTGTCCAGTCCTCTTCTTTCAGAATAGCCTTATAAGAAGTTCCTGTTGCACTTTGGTATATTGCCCTTTGGATGTTTCTTGCATCTGCATTGGCTTCATCCAGATAATCATTTAGAAGGTCAACTTGCTCATTTATTTTTTTATCTGCTTTTTTCTTTTTACATACATATTGGATTGGTTCCCCGCAAATCTGTCCAGCTTTAAATTTTACAGTTTCAAATGCGTGATTTTCAACCACTCTGTTATTGACTTCTGGACGGACTATTTTGTTTCGGTATAATATCGGCTGATCGCCTTTCATGTACCGATACAAGTAATCAATCAATGTTCGATTTCTATTATGTATGCCAATTGTATCTGATACTACTTTTACTACATTTTGCGGAGTGATTCGGTCAACGCCTGTGTAGGCTACTTTTCGCCCGAACTCACCTCGGCATAAATCTACAAAATTCATTGTGTTTCTCACGAGCCGAACCATCCTTTCTGCAAAATAAAAAGCACTGGATATTTTAATCCAATGCTCTACTTTATATTTTACACATATTAAAAGTATATTTCAGTATATTTCAGTATCATATTTCGAAACCTTTTATCTTTTTTATTTCTGCTATGGCTTTTAAATGCTTTTTTTTAATGTGAATCTCTGAATAACCCATCTCATCTGCAATACGAACCAATGATTTGTACTCAACATAATGCTTAAATAGTATGTTGTACAGCAACGGGTCTTCAACCTGTTCTATGGTTCGGACTATTTCTTGTTTTTTTTGTAAAAATTCAGATATCATTTTTGAAATCTCTTCTCGCAGATCAAATATCTTTGCAACCATATCCCCCATCGGATCACGTTTTACAGAAGTTTGTACCTTTTCTCCAACAGGAATTGCAGATACACTTGTGGAAAGAGAACTGAGCTGTTCTTCTTCGATAAGCTTGTTTTTGATTCTGTTATCATAATTTTCAATCTGGCGTAAATATTGAGTTGCAGTCATCATATTTTATCTCCTTCCCCAAAGTGGATTCTGTGTTGCTGTTGCGGTTCCTCCTAATGGATTCTGAACATAATCAGATAGCATTGCTAAAGAATCTATTCCGTCATCATGGAGTACCTTCGCTCTGGTAGTATAAGTGGTTACATTTGCCATGAATAAGCCATAATCTGATTTTGGTTTATACTGACTTTGGTGCAAAAAATAAAAATGATTTGCTATAAAGTTGGAATTGACAAGAATTTTCGTTTCTTTGTTAGTTGTCGTAACTTTTGTTTCAATTTTTGTACGGCATTTACCGTCAATAAGTTTTTGAACATTATGTGCTACACGGCTTCCAACATTATTTGATTCAAAACGCGACATATGCGGATTGTGCCTAATCAAAATATCCGCTGTTTTCTTATCCAAGATATCGTAGTCTGTGTTATCGTCAAACACTACATCTGGGATAAAATATTTATCTCCATACTGGTATGCAATTGGGAGAGACTCAAAATCAGTTCCTTTATCCTTTGTATCACACACAGACCAAATAGCATCCGGCTCTCTTTTTGGCATAATCACATATTCATCTGTACAGCCATCTGGAACATCTTCTCTGTCAAAGAAAAATCTTTTCAGCTTATCTGGTGGTAAAAGTAATCCCTCACGTTCTACTGGTTTCTGTTGATACAGACAGTTAAAAGAAATCTCGTCCATTGATTCTTTTGCGTCATTGAAATACTTTTCTGAAAATCCATTCACAGTGAATAAGAAATTGCTTTTTCCATCATCTGTTAATGCCGGTATTGCAATAAATCTTGCTCTTGGGTTCCCGGCATACAATTGTTGAAGTTTTCCAATAGGATCATGCACAGACCATCTGGTGGCAATGTAAAATTCCTTGCATCCCTCAAGTCTACGTGAGCGAAGATCATTTACTACTTTCGTCCATAATGTATCAAGTCGGCTCTTATTCAATGCTTCTTCGATACCAGACACAAGGTCATCCGCTGTAAGAAATCTGTTACAACGTGTAGCACCAGTCAAAGAACCATCAATTGATCTAAATGTCCATGTTTTGAAACGACCATTTCTTTCAAGATTTACAGTTGTTTCTTTTGCATTACTTGTCTTTTTACTTAAATCAATGTTTGGAAATATCTCACTCCACGTATATTCTACTGGATCATTAATAATTTCCAGAACACCATCATAAAGGGAACGTGTCAAAATACTACTGTGTGCGGATGACAGGTTAAAATCGTTTGGGAACCATCCACCGACCAGGGAAAGAAAGAAATCTTCTAGCGTAGATTTTCCGCAACCTGGCGGTACGCTCAATGCAAATATATCCAGTTTGTCATCCATCAAGTCTTGAAGTGAACCTATAATATTATGCTGCATAAATACATTTCTTCTTGGTTCGTAAAAACGCTCTTTTGGAATACGATTTTTTTCAAGATATAACAATCCACTGTCTACTTGATAATTCTGCGCTTCCAGTAACAAATACTGCCAATAGATATCATCAAAGTCACCACTACCAGTTAATGCGGCACACTTCTCTGCCATGTTATGTGAGTATTGACTTACTTTCATAGCCATTTTCCGTGCTTCTTGATTCTTGTTGAAAGGAAGGTCAATATTCATATTTAAGAGCAAATCGAGGCAATCTTTTTGGTTCTGATAGATTGTCATATCACTACTGATAATTTGATTCAGCACTGCCCGATACCATTCAAGAGAACCTTCTGTAATTTTTCCCATAAAAATAGAGCCAGACCTCCTTTCTTTTTAGGATTTAGTCTGGCTCTCATGTGGCTCTCTTGACTGTTTTATTTATTATTTAGCATTCTCATCAGCTGTCATATCTCTTGTATCTACGATGGTAGAAGTATTACTTCCTTGAATTTTTGGTACTTCACCATTCCATTTATCAATCTTCTGTTTCTCAATCAGTTCGGGAGTAAGAGATTCTGCGATTTTTCTATTTGCTTCTGCTTCAGCTTCTGCTTTAATCTTAATAGCTTCAGCTTTACCTTCTGCATCAATTTTGGCCTGTTCCGCTTGGATAGATGCTTTCTCCTTTTCCTGTTCAGCAGCAATCAGTGCAACTTCTTTATCTTTATCAGCTTGTACTTTTGCTGTTTTAGCTTCAATGTTAGCAAGTTCAAGCTCCTGTTGAGCGTTCACTTTCTTCTGAATTGCAGCCTGTGTTTCATCATCGGTGGAAATAGAAGTAAAGTTTACTGTATCAATAATAATTCCGTATGGCTCAAACTTCTGTTTAAGATATTCGTCAAGTGCTTCATTCAGTTCCTGGCGTTTATCACCGAAAACATCTGTTACTGGATACTTCGCAGTTACTTCCTGAGTCCATGCTTTCATCTTTGGTTTAATAAAGGTATTCTTCACGGATTCACCGGATTGTCCTTTGAACTGAGTAAATACATCAGTTACTCTGCTCTGATCGAATTTATAAGAAAATTCAAGGTCAACTTGAAGCGATTTACCATCTGCTGTTGGTGTCTTGAAGCTTTCATCTTTTGGAGAATCGCCCTTATCCTCAGATGTAAGATAAGACTGCTCGATTCCAACGGAATACAGTGAAGTTTTTACTGTAGGTGAAATCAAATGCCATCCCTGTGTAAGTACATTCTTAGAGATTCCTCCGTTCATTTTGTACTCTACCGCAATGTAACCAGCCGGAACTCTCACACTGCACTTTGCAACACATATAAGTCCTGCAATGATTACAACAGCTAATCCAATTCCACCTAAAAGTCCTTTTTTCATTTATTATCCTCCTCTTTTTGACTTTCGTCTTTATTTAACTCATCAATAGCATTTCTTCCAATGTGGTTCAATAATTTACCTAGTGGTTGAAATAATTTGTAAAGCAGGAACCATACTACTGCCGCTCCGCATACCACTAGAAATATAAATACTGGGTTCATTCAATCACCTAACTTTCTACAAATTTCAATAAAATCTGGCTTACTAAGTTCTTTCAGCTTGTCAGCATATTTTGGAAATTCATGTGTATATATCGGATGACCTAAAAGTTTTTCTGCGTATTCGTATGCAAGTTTTCAGTCATCCCCTATAAGCATACAAATTCCTGTATAGGTTTCAATTACTACGGCTTCTTGTTTTGCCATACATATCCTCACTTGATAAAATCATCTTTTTAATTCCGTAAAAATATTTTCAATTGCTTTCCATTCTGCGAATACTGCCATTGTTAATAATGGTATTGCTGAAAGTCCCAAATTATTTTCAATCATCATTTGTATTGTAGCTATTAAATAATCTGCTACCCACTTGAATATAATAAAATTAGTGATTATTCGACATATCTTTCTGATTTTATTCATACATTCACCTCAAACTCTTTCTTGCAGTTACTACCCTTACATTTCAACTTCAAGTGCTGAATCTTCGTGTTTGGGCTAATCAGAAGTGCTTTCTTCTGGCAAAAAGGGCAACAGGCGTATTTCGTTCCGTTAATATTCCGTATCAATGCCTGTCCATTCCACGGCTCGGGTGGGTTCATGTATTCAGAAAAATCTATCCCTTCGGATTCTAATGCTGATTTAATGCTCATCTATATTTTCTTACTCCTTTTCGCCCTGCAATCTTACGCTTTTTGGGGATTCCATGTATTTTGCGGAAATTATTTTGGTTTATCCGGTTCGAGAAAAACAATGAATAAAAAATTTTCTTCGGTAATTCAAATTCCGTCCTAAATTCAAACTCTTTTCCGACAGATTGTAGCGAATAATTAATCAAATCTCCCGGAAACTCTGGTATTCCTGATGTATCTATCTCTTTTTCTCCTATAAAGAAACGCTTCAATTCATCTTTCTCGCCCATATCAGCACATTCCTTTGTTTTTCCTTAAATTAGCGTATCGGTCAATCAATGTGTCAACAGTAACAGTTAACTCGTTGATTCTAATACAGTCATCCTGGTGGCGCTGTTCATACCAATCCGTAGATTCTCTTTCAATTGCCAAAGCTGTGTTTTTATCTGTAATTACATCAATCTTATCTTTTAAATCCAAAATATCATGCTGTTTTTTCTCACATTCTTCAGACAGTCGAACAACTTCCTTCTTTAGCTGATCTATACTCCAGTTCTTCATATCTTCAATTCTCATGACGTTCTCTCCTATCTTGTAGACCACGTAATTATTTTGTTCTTACACTGCGGACATATGATGTATTTCTGCTTACGTCCGTATCCAGATGGCATATTTGTGACGAACGCTTTTTCTATGCACTCCTCTTTCACGTCTTCGTTTTCATCATAACTCAATAACGCACCGCACTTATCACAAGTTGTTTCTTTTTTTGTTCCCGGTTTTAATATTTTAATCATGTTTTTTCTCCCTATTCTCCCTATGCTTCATCTGACAGGCGATCATTTTAGCTATGTTCTCACGTTCCTGTTTTATTCCATGTCCCTGACGGAACAATTCACATTCCAGAATCTGTCCACATTTGGAACATTCGTCTTTTATTTCTTTACCACATACTTCAATCATTTTCATCACCACAGTAAATCAATAAGTAATTTGCAATTTTTCTAAGATCATTTTTCCCATACAGACGAATTCCATCTTGCAATCCTCTGTCAATCAGACAATCAGCTAACTTTATTGGTTGTGTAGGTGGCTCATCTTGGGATTTTTCTATCTTAAAATCATCGATTAAACCACCTCTATTTATAAGGTCAGAAAGTTCGCTCATCGGTACTATGTCTCCTTGTTTTCCATCTTGTTTTCCCGCCCAAAACTCGCAACAACACCCTGGCTCAGTAAAGTCTGCACAATATTCACTATCGCCATTGAAGCAAACTCATGTGAAGTCATCATGTCTTCTGCAATTCTTACAACTTTTTTCGTTCATAAATTACCTCGATTTAGAAAAATCCAGTGTGCCGACTTGAACGGCATAAATCTCCCAACGAGAAACACTGGAACTTTAGGGGGAAAATGCAACTTCTGGCAAATTGCCATTGCCAGATAGAAACAACAGGAATCGAACCTGTGTCACATGATATTGAGTATCATTGCTCTACCACTGAGCTATGTTTCTTTTTTCATCATAAAACGCTAAACTAGATGATTTTTTTAGAATCCCCGACTATCACTCCTCACGGGCATTGGTCTTATCTCTCTAAAAAGTTTTTGCACAAGATCGCTAGTGAGTTGCGTCTATATGCCTGCACGAATGCACACAAACGCATCCGCATTTATGTGCAAGAACTAACAATAGCTATGCTAAAGTAAGATATCCTATCTACACCTGGTAGATGGAATTGCAGGAGACGGATTCGAACCGCCGTTCTCAAGGATATGAGCCTTGCGAGATTCCACTTCTCTATCCTGCCGGAACCCGGAAAAACCGGGTTAGCAATAGGTTTATCGTGTTATGCTTTCCACTATCTACAAGTTTTAGTGCTGTAGATTCACTGGATATTTTTATGCGTCTTAGAACGGCATCTCTTGAAAACTCCTTTTATTAACGTGCGCTGCGTTAATATTTTTAACTCCGAGATATACCAGCCGGGAAATCAGATCCATTTAGGCTACGCCGTATCGCACCTAAATCTACCCAATCCACACGCTCAACTGGAAGTTTTTTCCACCCATATTACGGATGAATGGCATTTAGAAGAAATGGAAGCTCTAGGATTCGAACCCAGGACTTACGGCTTATGAGGCCGTTGCTCTTACCGCTGAACTAAGCTTCCTGAGATACCAGAAATAAGCCCGCCATAGATTTATTTCTGGCACTGTTGCAGTTCTTGACCGCCAGCCGCAACAAAGGTTTTCTGAAACGCTTTTGGATTTCAGAAAGTCTTCCGGGACATTTGAAGCCCCTTTAATCAGCCCCGTTGGGCTAGAAGACCGAAGCGAAAGTTGTATGAAAAAAGAAAATTTTGCAATATTTATCATATTGCAAACGGGGCTAGTCGGATTCGAACCGACAAATATAGGAACCAAAATCCTATGCCTTAACCATTTGGCGATAGCCCATTACCCCCTGGCGCACCATTAATCCAGGGGTGTGATATATAAAGTCCAGCACTTTCAACCTATAAAGATTGTTATTCGCTACTCTGGGTGCCTCGACTTATCGCTTTCGTAGGCTTTCCCGAGCCTACATGGATTAAGTCGAAGCGGCGCTTTTATGAATTTAACCCTTTCGATTAACTCAATTGGAATTGGTAAATACATTTGTCACCTCGTAATCAAAAAAATATTCAGTACAAACAGGGCTTCCATTAGAAAATAAAACAGAGCTTGCAAGCAATTAATTTTTCTTTCATCAAGCATTGCCAGTACACCTGCGGCAACGATTACAAAAAGCATGAGGTTTAATGCAACTCCAACAACATTAAGTGAATTCATTTTCTTTTTCCTCCCCAATTAAAAAGTCCAGAATTTTTTCTGCAATCTCTTCTTCTGGCTCAAACGGCATCCCACAGTAATTATAGGATTCTAAAGCCGATTTTAGGCTTGATTTGAAGCCATTGTAAATTTCTCCATGTTGTAACAGTTCGTGCCTTAAAACCAAAATTGCGTCAGTAATTGATTGAGAAGTGACACTAATTTGTGCTAGGCACTCCATTTCAATGTCTGGAACAGCCGCCATTTCAAATTCAAATACCGGAATTTCATCTACGGCTACATGAAAATCTATTGATCTCACTCTCGGAACTTTATTCCCATCAATAAAACATTTTGTTCCACGCCAATCATAGGGGTTGGGGTTTGTGATTTTTACGACACTCATCCTTCTTCCACCTCCCCGAAATATTTCTTGAAAAGCTTATGGCTGCAATACCACAGATGTTGCATCACAAAAATTTTATCAATACATTCCAGACCATAATACATCACTCTGTACTCGGCGGTTCTGTCTCCGTTTTCATCAACACTATAACCAGCTAATTCAGATTTTGATTTTGCGCCAAACCATCTACCGTTCTTTGTAACAAACAAAGAAAGATTTCCATATTTACAAACATATGTGGCAGTTTGAGTATCATACAATCTTCCATCAGCTAATATTGCTTTTGCGTGAATTGGCTTAACCAGTTTCCGAATTGCCGGGGATTCCTGTCCGACATTTTCATATGCTTGGTTTGTTTCGGAAACGCCTTTTTTATTTTTTGAGAAAAATTTAAGCATGTCTTTTCCTCCCGAAATATTCATCAACTGCCTGTCTCACAATATCCGATACGCTCCTGTCTGTTCGGTTCTTCTCTTCCAGAAGCCTTTTTTTCTGTTTTTCGGAAAACCGGATGCGGATGGATTCGGATTGTGGGTTATGCTTTTTCATAGGCAGTATCCATCTTTACGGAAAGAATCGGTTTGTCATCGGCTTTAGCCAGAAGCGTAATACCTTTCCCATTCTCCCTAGATGATGTCATGAGTTGAATATTTGAATTTCCGGTTTCGTTACAAATATTCAAAAGCTGTTGTGCTATATCCATCAACCTTGATCGAAGGTATCCGTCATTGCTTACTATTTTTTCCATCTTGTGCCTACCTTTCTGCGAATGTTATCAGTTATCACAAATCGTTTATTGCTTTTAATTTCTGATTAGCAATTTCGACCTGAGAAGCAAGTACGCTACGTGTCACATCTCTTATAAACGATTGTTCTAATGTCATGTTTTCACTGTAAAACAACGTCGGAGCTGTGAGTACATAGATTTCAATATCCAAATTACAAAGCCGTCTCCATATTTCTTCGATTTCATTCTTGGTATTTCCAATATCATCAACTCCGCAAATAATTAATGAATCACCCTTTTTCATGTTTTCACAAAGAAGTCTAAAATTATTATTTTCATCTGCCAAATCGAAAATAAACGAGTCAATTTCTTCGTTCAAAAGTATCTTTTTCTTTGCTTCCAACGGGAACCATAATCCAGATTCTCTTGCGTATCCTATCTTCATGTTTTATACCTGCCTTTCTGATATGCCTTATTTTTAGTATGGCAGAGAAACAGTTAAGGCTTACTGCTTGTCGTGTTCGAATCACTATCCCTGCCATGTTAAGGAGAGCTTTTTTGTTTTTTCGGGCGGTTTTGGTGGTAACTACCGCTGACTGGGGTTTTATATATACCCCCTCCCGGTCATCCAGTACGGACGCTGGCAAGTCAGCCCGCCGCCCCATGGGAACCGCTGCCCTTGCCTGGTCGCTGTCTATCGGATGCCTTCGGCAGTGGTCAAGGAAATGTCAATGTCTTTAATATTTTATCTATACGACAAACACAGATTTGTCTTATAGATCTATTTATTTTTCTATACATTATGCACAATTATAATCGTTATTACTGTACATGTTGCACAACTTCATGTGCTTACTTCCTTTTGTCCGTCCATCATGTACATTTTTACTGCTTCTGTGTTCTTATGAGCTTTACAATTCCGGCTTTTCCATCTCTGGAAGTTGTAAAGCGGCTTTGTGCTTCTCTGCGATCTGCTGCGCGGTCTGCTGTGGTACGCCATACTGTTGTGTAGCTTGCACCGGTGCAGTTTCTGCCATGCCATAGGCGGCTTTTGCAACAAATATCAAATTCGCATTTGTTCCGGTCTGATTATGCAATCTATTGATTGCGCAGTTTTTACAAATATCGAACCATTTTTTAGCCGTGTCACCATGTGACGAGTTTGTTCTATACACTCCATTCATCCAGTCAGTAAACGTTGTACGATTAATCCCAACTAAAAAGCTAAAAACTTCTAGTGTTGGTAATACATGATATTTACTGCATAATCTCACATAAGTATTAAACATTTTATCTAATAGCTCTATATCATCATTACTTGGCTTTTGTATATGATCTGCAATATAAAAAATCATATCTACAAAGCTATCTGATACCTCTTTCTTATAGTTTTCGTTATCTGGTGATATACATAATACAGTATTTATATATTCATCAGCATATATATTAATATTATCTAAATAGATATCTACGTCTTGTATATTTACCGTATTATCTTTCATGTTATCACCTCACTTTAACACGTTAATTTATAAATAAAAAAAAGAGAATGTCACCAGGTAAAGCTTATTCCCGGAAAACTTCCGGGTGTTCGGGTACATTCTCTAAAACTTAAAACTTAAATAAAATATTCTGTTTTCTTTGTTGCTGATACCTTAGCACAGTTTTTAATATCTTGTCAAATTTAATTTTGCATAAAATAAAACCCTTTATTTTGTCACTAATTAATAAATAATATTTGTGGTATTATATTATAATCTTCATTTATATTTATATTATATATATTATTATACGGTACTGTATAGCATATCTTTTAATAAACTCTAGTCTTAGGAATCTATGGAGGGGTAAAAGATATTATTATATATAATATAATTAAGCATAATAAAAGCCAGACCTTACCGGGCTACAATGCCTGGTTGATCTGGCTTGTTAGGTGCTATTTTATTCTGTTCAGGTGCAAACGATTTTGCAATAACTACCCCTCCATGAGTTCCCGCGACCATCGTTGATAATAACGTTACTGTAAGTTTTCCAGAAAGTCAAGCCAAAAATAAAAAACATTTTTCTTGACAAAAATTTAAAACCTGTGCTATTAATATTTTAACAGCTTCGGCGGTGGGGCTGTTAACCCCTCAAACGTCGTTACGCCGCCACAAATAAGCATATTAAAAGCCCCGGGATAATTTCCTAGGGCTTTATTTTTTATAAAGACATTGATAAATATAACAATCTGTGATATTATAATGCTAGTCGCTACAGATGGATGCTTCTGCTAGTGGTATCTGGCAGCTATCCGCCGGGGCAAGGATTGAAATATTAGAGTTCTTCTTAAAAAAGGCTTTTAATAGCTTTTTAGTCGCTCCGGGTGGTTGCTCCCGAGAGTGGTTCTCAGTGGCGATCTACTGGGACAGGGATTGAAACATTAGTATTTTTTTTAATAAAAAAGGTATTCACATTTTATAATTTAGTGTGAATACCCTTTTTATTTGTTTATTTTTTGCTCTGCGTATGATATAATAGTATAAAATTATGGGGGAATACATATGGTAATGTTAAAAATGGAAAAATGGGAAAGTATTGTAAATGAAACTATTAAGCATTTTTTTAATAATTATAAAGTATTTGATGATAACAACAAGGTGTTAGACAATAAAAGATTATATCAATATATCAATGATTTTTACAAAGAAAGCCCGGAAACAGAAATTCTGCACTTTTTATTTACTGGTGAAAGTGAATATATCCAATTTGCTGGAAAGTACAATATTTCTTTGTACGATGAATTTTCACAAGAACTTGAAAACAAATTGATTGATGAATTTTATTCCCTTAATCAAAATCAATTCTGTGACGATCTCGAAAATTTTACAGATTATTTTTTAAGTGGACACACAATTTTATTGAAAACATATATTTATGATATTCTTGATAGTTTTACGGCTGAAAAGTTAAAAAACCTTATTTTCAAATAGTTTTCACCGCTTCCCGGTATCCAGCCTGGCGGCACGTTCACGGCGTGCAAGCGGTTTTTTGGCATTCTGCCAGATGCACCTTGCAAAGTTAATACCATAAGTCAATCAATTAATGCGCTTTTTTATCCGTAAATGGCTTTTAATGCTGTTAATGGGGATTTATGCAGCATTTGCATTTTGAGCCACTTATAAGCCTTAAAACGCTTTTTAGTGCGCCACATGGTTTATTGACTGTCTGCGGCTATGGGTGTATAATAGCCTTGTGTAGCTATGTGCAGCTATGCTTTATATGCGTACCGTGTAATGTGCGTATTATGTCCGCTTATGTGCGTAGCTTGTCCAGTCTTCCCGGTGATCTGTCGCAGTTGACCGGGCTATATAACAATTAGGGATATACGAATATATTGCAATATGCTTGTATAACGCCGTATTTGTCTTTTTAAGGCGTTTTATAATCGTAGCCAATAAAGTATAGGCTAAATACGTTACAAGCCATTTAAGAATTATTTCGCAAGAGTATTATTGTATTTTTAATCACTGCATTATATGCTGTTTGATGCTACGATCTATTATCTGTGGGCTTTTGGTTCTGATCTGCCAGGGCTACGGCTGGCGTTTGGCTTCGTTGGTGTTCAATCGTTCCTGGCAGTTTCCCGGCTTCATCGGTTCGGCGTGGTATCGGCTCCAGGCGCTGTCCCTGGTTGATTTGTGGCAACGGAAAAACCGCAGCTATTCAATGCTTAAATAGTTGTAACTAACTTGTAAATGATTTCTAAATTTCAACATCATTTTGCAAGCCGAAAATCAAGGAAATCCAGAAAAAAAGTGGCAACCAGAAAAAATCTCGCATTTTCTAATTACCACTTAATTTTTAATTTTGCACAAATATTTCTATAGTGTAAAGTTGTAAATGATTCAAAATTCACAATTTATTTAATCCTTCTTTCTTCCGTGTTCCATATCTTCTGTGTGATGATTTCTCTAAACGTTCCGTCCTCTTCATTTGGGACTTTGAAAGTTTTTTCTTTCTCTGGTAATTGTCAGTCGTTGTTCCCATTCGCGCCCTCCTTGTTAATCTTCTGGTTTCTAGTTTCAAAGTTTATAATTTCTGTATCTGTTTCCAATTCTTCCGGGATTCTTCCAACAATGATAACTCGCAGTGGCTTCAATCTGCGTTCCATTTCCTTGAAACCAACGCAAAACTCCAACCGTGCTGCCTTGCTCTTTACTCTTCCATTGGTGCAACAAGCAACTGTGCCTCCCTCTGGTAGCCCATCAAAGCACCAGTCCCAACAGTATTCTGGTAATATGTTTACGTTCGAAATTACTGGAATATCATTCAAGATCATGTAGTGAGACAATGCATGATTGCGGTATTTATTCCACAGGCACATAGCTAACGGCATTCCATTCTTGCCAACCGATATGCTGAAATCTGGCATAATGACTGCATGAAAACATTTTAAATGCTCCATATACTTGTCTGGCTGATTCCATAATCTTTGAAACTGTACATCATCCACATAGAAATTTACATCAAGTTCCCGATGGTTCTTAATCTTTCGGCTGAAGCTCTCCGCAAAGTCTACAGTATCTTTCCCTGGATGGATAAAAGTTTTTGAAATTTTCGGGATTCCATATTTGCCATCGAGGTCTGCATCCGTGATTAAAAACTCTTTCATTACGTCATAAGCTGTATGTATCATTGATTCCACTCCCATTTTTTCTCTTATAGTGCTAAAAGGTACTTATATTTAAAAAATACCATATCTTGTGTCTTAATGCAAGTTTTCCTACTAAATATCTTGTGTTGTTCTGAATGTAGAGTTAAAATCATATCGTCAGAACGGCGCAAGGGAAACCCCCATTTTTCAAGGCTTCCAGACCTCAATTGAAATGTTAGTGTTGCACATGTAGCCGCCAACGGTTCCACGGTAATTTTTTCAAAAAGTTCATTGACAATCTGCCTGTTAATGTCTTTTGGAGTAACGCCTTTGAACTTTTCTAACTGTTCTTTAATAGCACTTAATTGTATTTCTACTGGCTCTGGACTTTTTGTATTTTGGATTTCTAGAATATGGCTCTCAATCTGCTTTATCTGCTTCACGTATTCTTTATTTCTTGAAATAAATTCATCATCAGATATTTTTCCATCCAGATTATATTCCAGTATTTTTTCACGTTTTTGTTTTAACAGATCAATCTGTTTTTCAAGTCGTGAGATTTCGTTTTTATTGTCTGGAATGTTTTTGATCGAGGACTGCAAAATTTCAAAATATTCCTCCAAAATGCTATCAATGTTTTCAGAAGATTTATTTATTAATTCTGCGATTACTTCTTTCAGTTCTGATTCTGCCAGTCCAAATGAATCACATGAAGCTGCTCCGTTTTTTATCTTATAACTGCATACCCATCGAACATCTTCTTTTCCTCGAATATAATGCTGCTTCATCCAGTATGGAGCTCCGTCATTTGCGCAGAAAAGTTTTCCAGTGAAAATATTTTCGTTTTTAAAAGAGGTTCTTCTTGATTTTATAGCTTCTCCACGCTCTCTTAAATATGCGTTTGCCTTTTCCCAGGTAGTTTCATCAATGATCTGCGGTACTCTGGAACCATCATCCTTAAACATTATCCATTCTGACTGCGGAAGAAATTCTTGTTTCTTGGTGAACATATCGACAACCTTTACTTTTCCTCCACAATAGTATCCTTTGTATTTTGGATTCCGAATAATATTTTTTATGACATCTCTACTGATCTTACCGCCTTTGAAACTTCTATATCCCATATTCCATAGTTTTTTTTCGATTCTTGGTGTAGACATTCCAGAAGCATAGTCTCGAAAGACCATTCGAACCATATCTGCTTCTTCCGGGATTAGCTCAAGTTTTCCTTGATGATTTGAGTATCCATACATTCTGTGCCCAAGTACAACACCGTTTTTAATTGACTGTGCATGGCCAAATTTTATTCTTGAAGATAATTTTCTGATTTCGTCCTGTGCTACTCCAGCCATAATTGTTAGCCTAAGTTCACTATCTTCATCAATGGTATTAATTCCATCATTTTGGAACCACACGCATACGCCGTAAGATAACAATTCCCTGGTATATTGGATGCTGTCAAGAGTATTTCGTGCAAATCTTGAAATTTCTTTCGTAATAATCATGTCAATTTTTCCGAGCTTTGCATCTCTGAGCATTTTTTGAAATTCTTCTCTTTTATCCGCATGTATTCCAGAAATACCATCATCAATGTAAGAACCAGCAAACTTCCATCTGTTGTTAGAATGTATCAGCTCTTCAAAATGTTCCTCCTGGTGCTTAATGGATGCTTGCTGTTCAACTTTTTCAGTAGAAACCCTGGCATAATAAGCAACATTTAGTTCAATGTCGTAAATAGAGCAATTTCTTAATTTTTCTCTGACATAATAAATATTCATAGTGCATTTCTCCCTTAATAAACAGGGAGTGGAATCATATAAAGTATAACACCTCATATAAATCCACTCAATACATTGTCGTTACTTTCTAATGCTGATTTCAGCTTTAATTTTATCTCTTGTTTTCTCATCTATCAGACCAAGTGAGAACATTCTTTCGTTTATGGCATACAATATAGCTTTTTCCATTAATTGTCCCTCCATATAATTATCTCGTTTTAAGCGCTGTTTTTCTTTATCTTTTGTATGCCCTATAATTTCTACCATTATTCTCTTTTGAATGATTCTGCACTATTTTAAGTACACAATTATCACGTTTCACAACAAATCAAAGATATTTACTTGTCCATCAATCTGAGATTCTTCCAAGTTGTAAAATTTACAGGCTATATAATCTGGGTTCCAATCAATTTCCAGATCATATTGCAAGCACTGCGGATGCTTACCACCACGGAAGAATCTGCATTCCGAACAGGTATGCTGATAAGCTGTACCGCCAGATCGCTTATACATTTCGCTTATCTTCCTCATAGAATCACTCGCTTTACTCTTGACTTTCCTCTTGCTTTCTTCTTGAAGATACCATTTTTAACACAATCCCTCGGATCACATCCTCTGCTATGTTCTTCGATCAAGATATAATCACAGGTTGCATTTGTACTCCATGCATTTTCGCTCTTGCTGTAATAGTCGCATTTTGAGCATTGTCTCCGCTTTAAGCCTATAATTTCAGTGCTTTTTAATTCTCTCCATGGTTTTCTATCTGGCAATTTTCCGCACCTCCCAATCTGGCAGTATCTATAATTTTTAAAAGGTCTGGACTTAGTTTTCTTCGTTCTTGTTCTCTTTGCACTTCTGCCCGGTAAGTCCTTTGGAAATTAGACTGAACTACACTCCACCATGTGCCATCTACATTCCCTGATTTCGCCCATTCTTCTAACTGCCCCGGACTTGATACTGCTTTCTGAACTATTTCTGGAAGTTTAGAAAATTCTTCTTCCGCATGGTATATAGAGTTCCAAATTGCCCTTGATACCAGATTCCAAGCTTCTGTTTCGTTCAGTTCGTCAGACTGTGGCGCAAGGCTTTGTGCGCATTTCCTTAATGCTGCTATTGATGGCTCTTTCCATTCAGTCTGCATATATTTCTTTAATCCGAAACTTAAAAGCTTGTAATCTAGGTCTTTAAGGAGACCATACCAAGTATCAAAAGCATATTGATCTGGAAGAAACGATGGAGAAGTGTACACAGCTTTCATTGCCTTTACCAGTACCGCCCATTCTTCCCTTGTCATACCCAATTGTCCACCTCACTTACCCTGTTTTGGATTTTCTCCATGTAGCTGCACGGTCTATTCGTAGACTTGTCTGCGTATTGCCCTTCAAATACTTTTGCGAAATTTCCAGGCTTTAAGAACCAGTCAAACGTAACCATCCAGCCATTTTTATTTTGCCCTTGTAGGAATGTGCTGCGTCGAATATTTTCAATCGCTTCCAGAATATCTTCAACACAGTTCTGACGGATTCTAGCTTTCACTGCCTGTTCTCGTTTTGGTGTCATTCTTTTTACAGGAGTAATGCCGAATTCTTCCAGAGTATTCCATTCATCAATGGTTCGTTGGACGTCAGCCTGACGAATAGTATCTTTAGATACTATTAAATCATTCTCTTCTTCTATTTCTTTTTCTTTATTATCTAATTCTTTTTTATCTAGTTCTTTATTATATACTTCTGCCGAGCTAACGTTAGTTTTACTGTTAGCTTTACCGTAAAGTTTACTGTTAGTTTTACACTCTATTTTGTCTTTCTGCTTTTTTCGATATTCTTGCATATAATTTCGCATATATTGGCTTTTTTGCTCAATTTTATCGAGATTTTGATATTTTCCCCAGTTCGGAATTGTGTAAACGCCGGAAACAATTTCGATCATTCCGTAGTTCTCAAATGTTTTTAACGCTAATCGAACTGTGTTAATATCTCTCTTGAATACTGTCGCTAACATTTCATCAGTATATGCAATCTTATCGTTTAGGATAAAAACACCGCTGTTGTTATTTTTTCCGGCTAAGCACAACAATTTAAACCAGATTACGATAATGCTATCCGCACTTGGCAAATTTTCAATTAGCATTATTTTTTCATCATCAAAAATGTCTGAACATATTTTTATCCATTTTACATCGCTTGCCAATTTTGAAATTCCTTTCTCCAATCTCTGGATTTTTCAAAAGTGTTTATTTTAATCTAACTTCAATTCCATTAATTTTCAGCTCTCCATTTACCGGAATTACAAGAAATGGAACGCCGTTTATTTCTTTCAGTTCAAGTAGAGCAATTTTATCTGGCTGGATGCAGATTGTTGCATCTGGTGTTGCAATTTTTGCAGTTTTTGAATTGTGGATATTATCAAGAGCAACAGGCTCATTGCTGAAATACATTTCCCAGTTTTCTTTGAAATCTGATAATTTCTCGTCTGAAATTCCGCAATATCCAAAAATCTGTTCCATTTCATCACATGATACAGTTATCATCTCCGGGCTGTCTTTCTTCTGTTCTCTTACTTCCTGTAATGATTCAATCAGACTTTCCGTGAAATTGAATGTTGTATTTCCTTCGAAATTGTCCATGATAAAATCTGAAAAGACATTGATCTCATTGCCGGGTATACGTGGAATTGGTGTGCCAAGAACATTTTCGATGAAGTCTTGATGAATATTCTTTATGTTTTTGTTGAAATACAAAGTTCCATGAATATCAGTGCTTCTGTCATTGAATACAGGGAATAAGAATCCTGTTTCTGGTCTTGAGACTACCCAATCACGAATTCTGTCTTTGATGTTATTTTCAGCCACATCATAGCTAAGCCCAGCCTTTGAAAGATTTACCGGACAAATGCTGCACAGAATGTGTTCATAAATTTCTTCTGATGCATCGTGCATTTCGGTTCCATCAGAAGCTTTTCCGGGAATGTCATATACTGCATGAATGAGAACTATGTAGTAATTTTCGTTATAATCGTAATTTTCAATCACTTTGTCGTAGAACTCGTCCAAAAGCTCATCATCTTTAAGTTTACTTGCTCTGATCCGCATAAGAAATTCCTGTGTTCCACCCTCTTTTTCCTGTGCTAATGGAAAATCAAAGTTCATAAGGTTCTTTCCAAGTCTGCCAGACATGGTTTTCTTGAAAATGTCAAAATACTTAAACATTTCTTCCTCTGGAAGGGAAAGGAAAGCTTCTTTAATTTTGGTTTTCTTATTTTTTTCTGCATCCACATAGCAACCACAAATGCGTGTAATAGAACAATTTGCCGGTGTAAACTGTTTCTTGATCTCTGCGATTTCTTTCTTATTCATGATTAATCCTCCCATTTTAATTTTTGTCAAATAAATCAAATTATATGAGTTTTATGTGCTATTTCTTGATTACCTTCATGTTTTTATTCCAACTTCCAGAAATTGTTCCGTCTGGGTGAATTATAAATTCTCTACAAACACTATTATCTTCCGCTTTCTCTATTTCGCTAAGCATTTTCATGTTCGAATAGCTAAAGGTGATTAAAGTATCTTTGTATTTCCATATTTCATACACATAATAATCTTGAATTGTTTGCTCGATAAATTCAAAATGATTGTATGCGTATTCAAGTATTTTGTTATATAATTCTTCTTTTTCATCGTATTTAATTCCGATTTTTTCACTTAGCTTCATAAGTTTTCTGAATGATAAATCATCTGCAAAAGAGTATGCATCAATCATATTTAATACATCTTCGATTGTGTTCGCGTCGCACAATACGCATTGTAATCTCATTTTGGTCTTTAATAATTTGCCTTTAATACGTTCCAGATCAACCAAAGATGGCATACATGTTCCAAAAATTTCATTATTTTTCTTATCGGAAATAGCATGTCTGCTAATGTCTACAAAATCAAACAGTCCATCAATTTCTTTAATATGATTTTCTAAGTATTTCCCATTTGTATTAATCGTCAAAAATTTAATATCGTGTTTTCCTAAAACTTCACACAATTTAGTAAATTTTTCAAATAGCAGTGGCTCTCCACCTGTTACAGATACGGAATACAATATTCCTTCTTTTTCCATTTCTGAAAGCATTTCATCAACTTGTATTATAAAATACTCTGCATTCTCGCAACGTTCTGCGTTTTGTTCGACACAGAATGAACATTTGGCATTGCACTTATCTGTTATTTTCAAATGCAAGTGCCATAACCATTCGTTCTTTTCTACTAAAATCCGATGACCAAATAAGTTGACTTCCATCTTGCCATCATAATTTATTGGTAATCTTTCGACATTGCACTTGTGAATGTAATCTCTTATGCTTTTATTTTGTACAAACATTAATATCACCAATCCTTTCTGCTTCTCTCGCCTGTTTTTTCTCAATCCACTTATTAATTTTATCTTCGGAAATCATATACATTTGCTTTAACATTTCGATGCAGATCAACACATCTGCAATTTCTTCTATCATGTTATCACGGTTGATTTTTCCACGTTTTGCCTTACTGATTGCTTGGATAAGTTCTGCGCATTCTTCCATGCAGACTGTGCTTTGATTATTTTTTCCATAGTGCTGAATGCTATCTGCGATAATGCCTTTATCAATCTTTATCCCTGTGATTAATCCGGCAAGAGCCTTTGCACCGGAATCACACGCCCATGCTTCTTTTAGATATTTCTTCTGCCATTCATCTTTGATTTCTGAATCTCCCAAGAAACATAAATGCTGATCTCTCATATCAGATAAGATATCTTTTGCCTCTTTATTGTCCACTTTTTCACCTTCCATCCCATAATTTTCCACAAATAATACATTTGTACACCCATCCTCTTCTGTGATGATTGTATATAATCCATTGATGTCTGTGCAATAATATTATTCCTCCCTTACCATCTTCAATTTAATTCCAGGAACACTAGGATAGCTAATTCCAAATTCTTCTTTTCCATCCATCTGATTTAAGAACCATTCAAACACGGCACCTATTGCCATATCGGTTACGTCTTTTCTCTCACCTACCCATAAACCTTTTTCTTCGTTTACATTTCCATAGTAAATGATATTTGTAACAGGGGTAACACCCATTGTTTTGATAGTTTTACTTGCCATTCTTCATCCCCTCCAATTCCACTTATACAATATTTTTCTCATCCAATGCTGCTTTTTCAACAGCTTTCAGATAATCAATTTGCCGCTGAATGTAAGGATCGGTTTCTTTCCCGCCGGATGCAAGCCAATCAGAGATTCTACTTTTTACATCCTGTAAAACCGATATAGGAATCAGTCTAGTATTAATGGTATTCAGTACTTTAATCATTAGCTTTCATCTTCTCTAACTTCTTCTCAGCTTCCTCGTGGGTGAGAAATACAGTTTCTCCAATAGAATGTGCCATAACAAAACCGAACTCAGTTTCTTTTATATGGTATGATTTCTTTTCATATTCACATGGAATATCTTCTTTACATTTCCACTTTTGATCGCTTTTACAGTCATAATCATAAATACAATCAAAAATCGTACTTAACGTATATACTGTAGTTCCTAATGGTACTGGTAATTTCATTAATAATCCATGTTCTTCTGCTTCTTCGTAAGCTGCCAATCTGTCAGCTGCAACATATCCATCCTCACCTTCAAAGTATGTCTCTCCACATGTGATGATTGCTTTTTGCCCGAAATCATCAACATATCGCTTTGTTAATCTCTCCATCTACTTCACCTCTTTTACTTTTTGATATATAATTGCCATATTGAAATCACTTCTAATGAACCTTAATGTCAGTTTATGATTTACAGCATTTCCAAGTTGATCGTAAATCCAGTACATATCCCCTTGGTCAAAGTTTGTACCCAGATATCTGTTAAGGCTTGATATCAGTTGTTCTCTCCATTCATTATTTCTTTTGTGCGAACTGTACGGCTCTCCTTTTGCCATTGGCCTTGAACACCATTCAAGTAGCTTGCAGATAATATCTTCTTTATCGGTACAATTCTTTGCTGTGAAATATACGTTTCCTTTTTCGGAAAGAATTATTTCCCCAAATCTGTTTATGTAGCTCCCGGGGAAGCATTCCATAAGACCGAAAATTTCATCAGTCATCTACTTCACCTCTTCTAATTGACTTTCTACGGTATCTGCAAGTAATAGCATTGAGTCAATGACTTTGTCTGTTAAGCACATTTTATATTTGTTGTTAGCAAAATACTTAACGTGAGCTATTGCTTCCTTAATCTTTTCTTTACACGCAACAATCTCAGATGCTTCAAATAATGGTATATCATCACTGGAGTAAGTTACTATATCATCGTAAAAATTTAATAAATTAGGAATCGGAATATTAATTGCGTTTAAACGTTTTTCTCCTGGCCACTTAAAACCCTGTAATTTTGCAATTTTCAAAATGCTTAAATACTCTTCCTGTGTCTTTACAAACACGCTTTTTCCTGTTAAATTAATCATCAGAATTTCCTCCTGTAATCTCATCAATACACTGATTCCAGCCCTCCGCAAAGCCAGCATCAGATGTATTGGCTGGATAATCTCCATTGTCTTTCTCGGGCAAGTCCATAAGTGGACACCAATCAGGTCTTGATTTGCTTTCACAATCATAATGTTCTTCTGTCATCAGAATTACATCATAATTTAAACAGTCAGCTAATTCACAATGTCCATCATATTCAAGATTTCCACAATATTCAGTTCCAAACGGACAGTCATAACAATTTTCTGGTGTATCAATCACTAATACTGATTTACTCATTTTCTCTTACCTCTTTTCTGCAAGAATGCTCCATATTGTGACGGACTGATGACATCTTTCTTCTCTCTGGTAGCATTATAATATCCAAGTCTTCCATTCTTTTTATTTTCATCTTTCGTAAACATGGTTAAAATGTCTTTGCCTTTACTCATCTGATTCCTCCTGTAACAGCTTTGGATTGTCGAAAATGTTTCCAACTGACATAGTGCCTACCATGTTAATCCAATACCCTAAATCTTTTCTAAGGCATTTGCCATCCGGCCAATCTACGTAGAATCCGACATGCTCTGTTTTCTGAGAATCAAAACAATTTTGATAGCATCCATATTTGATTGGAGCATAGATTTCTCCGAAATGATATTTGATAATATCATTCTCCCAAATTTTATTCCCATTCTTGTCGAAAAGTCCTGTAAACTGGCAAATGGTTTCAGGAACAATTTCCGCATATTCCCATACTGTATGACTATCTGCGTGGAAAATTAAATGTTCTTCATTGTCTAAAAGGTCATATCTTTTCTGATAATATCCTTCAATCCATTTACCATTATCAATCCGCTTTGCTTTAAAAAGAATTTCTCTCATTCAACTCCACCGCCTTTCACAATTTCTATCGCCCTGCTCAGTCCAGCATTGTATCCTTGATGTACATCAGATAAGATACATTCTGATTCAACGAATTTATCTCTTTTCAATTCACTAATAACCTTGTCCACATCAAAAGCTGTCGGCTGTTCGTCAATAACTGCACCTATTGCAAAATCCATATCCGAATTTCCAAGAGAGTCAATTATTTTGTCTGCATCAATTAAACGCATTTATTCATCCTCCCACACTCCCAACAACCGCATTCTCTCATACAGTACAGCGACGGTCTTGCGCCTGTATCCGTAGAAGCCTTTCGGGTTCATCGGGATATATCTTTCTCTGCTGATTTTTCTGTAACTTTTCCGGTGTAGGATATTATCAATAACCATATCCGCTATCACCGTGTTTTTCGGGCAGGCTGACAAGGCGGCACTGGAAAGCAGGTATCCGTACTCTGCCGGGAAGTCTTTCAGCATCGTATTCAGTTTTTCAATGTCTTCAGCCAGAATACCGTAATCTTTCAGCTTCTTATTCCTTGTCAGCATACCGTTCTCCTTTCTATTTGTCTGAGTGGTGCTTGTCGTACATGATCGCTACGCATGCAAGACCGACCACTCCGACTATGATTCCAAGTGTAAGTCCTAATAAGAATGTAATCATACTTCCATCTCCTCAGTCTTTATGAATGCCATCCAGTGTGTTTTTCCCTGTTTGCCAGATCTATTACCATACAGCGGCTCTACTCCGATAGCTGCAATTACATCTTTTACAGGAATTTGCACTTCGTTCCATTTAAAAATCAATGTGCCATAGGGCTTTAATACACGCATACACTCAAAAAAGCCATCATGCAATACCTGCTTCCATGTATTCTTATTAAGTTTCCCGTATTTTTTTACCATCCATGAATTATCTCCACCTTGAATGAGATGCGGTGGGTCAAACACAACATGATAGAAAGTGTCGTCCGCAAATGGCAGATCTGTAAAATCAGCAATAACATCAGGATGAATGCTACAATACCTTGTTGTTTTTCCGTCACTGCTCGTCCATATTGCCTCACAATCCAATTCACGCTTATCCACAAAAACAGCTAACTCATTATTTTTGTTGAACCAGATCATCCTTGAACCACACGTAGCGTCCAATACGAGCTTATTCATGCTTCCACCTCACTATCCTCTGGCATCTGGAACGTCATTCCATTTTTGAGCATTTCTCCAAGTTCTCCCGCATGTGCTTTGTTTTCTTCCGTTTTTGGCTTCATACTTAATATCCTACATACTTCTGGAATTACATATTTTGTGTATTCCGAATCTCCATAGGCTTCCTGAATCATGTCCAGTACTTTCATGACTTTTGCTTTGGTGGAATATGTTCCTAAAATAAAATATCCTCCACTTCTCTGTGCATCCTGCAAACTCCAACATATAACATTCAATGAATCTGGGAGCTTTAGATTGACTACAATGTTTTCAAACTTTACCAGCGCTGTTTTATCCTGACTTCTGATTAACATTTTGTGTCCTCCTTATCTTTCTCGCAGAATCCTCTGTGTTCATGCACTGAATACTCGATTCCACAACTCTGTTTCATGTATGTGAGTTTTTCTCCTGTCAGTTCGCATTTATGTTTTTTTCGTTCAGATGCTTACAGATCCCGTCACAGTAGCTCATTTTTCGCCCTCCTTATTCGATAAAATTTGTTCCGCACTGGCAATGATAACTAATGTGTCCGTTATTACTTACTTACATTTGCCATTACCTTTCTACCACATGAAAAACACGTTACCTCTTTTGTCAGCGGCTTTTCGTATTCTTCTACTTCTTTATCTTGAATAAACCTCTGACCGCACCAGTGGCACTGCTTAGTGCTGTACGGCATCTCTCCACAAATAGGACATTCTGGAATTATTCCGTAACCATCATTTATGATTGGGAGTTTTATCGGCTCTCGCTTTGAATAGATATTCCAGAGTTCTTTTCTGCGGTTTTCTCCGTCTTGCTCTATTAAAGCCTTGTACTTCTCTTCCTCTTCTTTGTCCCAGTAAATGACACAGGCTTTGTCTTCTGGTGAAATGTCTTTGGTGTACGGCTGTGTCGTGCAATGATAGCCTGTTTCGCCCTTCCTTTTTCTTAACTGACATCTCATGCAGCCACCGCATTTTTTATCCATCAATTCTTCTGGATAAATGCTTGTGCTGGAACGTCTTTCTCTTTCTGGCATTCCGTCACTGAATTTAATTTCACTCATTATTTACCCTCCTTTTTCAACATCGGAAATAGCCATCCGGTCTTTTCGTTCAATGCAATTCAATAAAAATTTAGCTCTGATAATTGGTACTCTTTATTGCATCTTTCACAGGTGAATCCTTTCGTTTTACTGTATTGCCCTATAATTCCACCGCATCCACATCTACAGTGTTTATAATCTATTTCCATCCTCACTTACGCTCCAAATCTTCTGACCAATTCTTTATTCAAAACTGGAATCCGTACATCTGTTTCAGATTCCAACTCTTCAACCATGCTCATAAAACTTCTTTCTCCACGGTTCGCTTGTCCCACAAACTCATTTGCACAATTGATTACGTCTAAAAGCCTTTTGGTTGAAAATCCATGCAGTTTTCTTAATGCCAGCATCATAGTTACGGAATTGATTGTATTCGCCCAGTCATCACCAGTATTGAAGCCATCGTTATAGGCTTGATCTTGCATGACTTCCAGCTCTTTACGTGAATTCTGCATGGCTCTGGCGAATGCCTGTGACATTTGGTTATCGCATTCCAACACCCTATTTTTCTTTGGTGCTTTCATCTTTAATTTGCTTCCCATATTTTTTCCTTTCGTATCTGTATTCCGTCAAACGGTATGCTCTTGATACTCCCGGATGTTCTGTGGCAATCAGAGAATCCATCTCCAATTGCCGCATATGTCTCTGTACGGTACACTTTGTGAGGTCTGTTCCATCCATGATTTCTTCATAAGAAGGCATATATCCGTGTTTCTCAAAATACTTGACAAGAAATCCGTAAATATCATTTCTAGCAGATTGCCCCTCATTATATTTCCTCTGACGGTAATTCATAGGCAAAACGGATTTTCTTCCGCAGTATTGCTTTTTTCTGCACGCATTTTATTTAATCTTTCCGCAGCTTTCTTTTTCGCTTCATCGGAATATTTCCTTGGTGGATTGATTTTAATGTAGGAATACGGTAAGTGGGCGAAAATAGATCCATCATTATTTCTGGCAAGAATTTTCACATCGTCTGGAAATTCCTTTTCTAATTCCTCACATCTATTCTTCCAGGTGCTCCCATTCTTAGCAGTAAGCCCTACATAATCTCTTCCGGGAATCCACTCAATTACGCATTCGTTTGTGTTTTCTGACACAAAACTCACCTCTATTCATTTTTTTATTTTTTATCTTTGGAATTTAGCCAGTAGAACTACTGGTGTGTTAGAATCAGTGATAGTTTTCTTCATTGAGTAAGTCGTTGAATTTTTCCAACGCCTTAATAGATACTTTGTTATTTGCTTTTTCTGGTCTGATTGATACGTTTAAGTGAGTATCAATAATGTGCTTCAACTCTCTTGCAAGTGTTTTCTTGCCTTGTTGAAGTCCATCTCTATAACCTTTTGCTGGGCGAAATTCATTTATTTTTTCTTTTCCTTCTCCTTGGCTCCCAGAGGTTTTATTGTATCTGCATTGATATCCTTTTTTGGTATACTCTAATATCCAGTATTGTTCCATTTTATCAAGCTGGTCGACAGGATAATGGATAAAATTTATTTTCCACCCAAAAGGATTTTCTTCGCTGTAAAATCCCCTTTTCTTTATTGATAAATCAATGTGCTGATACCCAGTAAGATGAGAACACATCCTCTGAATTATATGTACCGCCTGACCTATATAAAAGTATGGGATTTTATTTTCATCAGTTCTGGTTAAAAAATATATTCCGCTCCCATCATCAAGTTTCGGATTGATTTTCAGAAGCCTTTTTCGGTTCGTTGCTTCAATGGCTTTTGTCTGTCTAAGCTTTTTATAATCCACCCGGAATCACTCCCATTCACTCTCATGCTCATCTTCGTCATCATCTTCACAGTAACCGTGTTCCATAATTTCTTTGAAAGTAGATATTGCTTTTTTGAACCTGTCACGCAAAACCTGTTCTTTTTGTTCAAAATCTGCGATTGTCTCTTTATGTTTTTTGATTTCTTCAAGTAATGCTGCATTCTCTTTTTCAAGATTATATCTGGCAATGCGTTTCATGGTTGTTGGATCAAGTTTTACAAGTTCCTTTCCAGTGACAATAAGAGTTGTTGGATTCATCATTGCCGGCACATATGTTCTTGTTCCACCATAAACCGATGTAGTTTCTATTTGTTCTGGTGGTTCAGTAATATTCTCAATGGATTCAACATCAAAGCACATCATTTTCTGATTGCTAAAATAAATAATCTGTCCTGTTTGTACCATTTAACCACTCCTAACTAAACGGAAATTCATCTTCCATACTACTTAAATCCGGTACATCCATGAAGTTTGGCTCTGGTTGCGGAATTGGTTCTGGCATGGATTCTTGTGTTTGCTGATGTTGCATTTCTTTGATGTTTTCAAATTCATGGGACTCAACAATACAATCATTTGTATATCGTTTTTCACCGGATTTATCTGTATAATCACCCGTCTGCCAATGTCCTCGAATAGTAACTCTTGAACCTTTTGATAGATATTTTTCTGCGATATCTGCATTCTTTCCAAATGCAACGCAGTGAATAAAATCTGCCTTTTTGTCTTTTTTTGAATAGATTCTGTCAACTGCGAGAATGTATCTGGCAATTTTAGTGTTATTTGAAACCACCTTGATATCGGGGTTTCCTGTAAGCCGTCCAGAAATTATAACAATATTCACAATATCACCTCTCAATCTGAATGTCGCATCTGATAAGTGCGTGTTTGATTTTCTTTGTATTCCCTGTTACAACTTCTTCTTTCCCGATAACAAAGGAAATATCATCTTTTGTTACATTGAATCCTTTTGTTTTTATATGCTCCATGATGATTTCTTTAATTTCATCTGAGAAAATTCCGATTGTAATTTCCAATGGTGTTACCTCCCTGGTTTGTAGACTGGTGGCATTGGCTGCCATGCAATGACTGGGTAATACGCAAACCCATACGCTTCTACGCTTCCCCATTCGCCGTCTCCTAAATAAGTAAGACTTGTTGGAAGAACAGCTCCATCAATTGTAACTGCATATTCTTTCCAATCTCCCGGGTTTTCTTCCTTGTCTGGTTCCGGCGGTAACTTCACATCTGTTGGAATCCACATATCCGCAGGACTGTATGAGCAAATCAGTTCTTCAACTTTCTTGATTGCATCATTCCAGCCTTTATCGTACTTGCATTTCTGTTCGGAAGGTTCTGACTTTTTCAGTTTGTCAAGCGTTTTTAAGAAGATTTTCATTGATTAATCCTCCTTGACTTTCTCAATAGTTTCTTTTATTACTTCTTTCACAGCCTTGGTTTTTATCATCTTATCTGCCAAGGCTTTTGCCGCTTCCTGTACGATCACGCTTTCATTTTTTTCTAGTATCTCAGAAATATGAGAATGTATCATCCTACACAACGGCTCATTGGTTTCTCTACTACCATATAACTCTTTTTTATAAATAACTCCTTTGATTTCTTTGGTAATTTTTTCAACTACCCTGTCCTCAACATTTTTACGGATTTCATTGGCAATTTCTTCTTCATTAACGCCAATCGTTACTGGCACGCTGAATACGCTCATTAATTTTCTCCTTTCAAAACGGACATAAGTCCAAATTAACTTCAAGTCCAGGTCTGGCAATCTGCACCAGCGCATCATCCCAAACCACCGCTTCTTTTATCTCCTTCAAAATCTGTTCCGGGTCAGCTGCTTCATTACTCAAATGCACCAATGTTACCGTCCGTAATGCTGCCGTATGGTTTGTATTTACTAATCTTTTGCAAGTATCTAAGGAACAATGCCCTTTAAGCCTGTGGGTGTAATTTTCAGCTGCTTTGTCAACTAATTCTCCACAATAGTTGCATTCAATAACTAAGTGGTTCAGTCGCATTGCTTTGAAGTTGTACTTGCAATATTCAAAGTCTGTCATGTACAACAGTTTTCCCATTTCTTCATGTTCCACGATATACCCATAATTGAAACAAGGAATAAGTTGTCCTGTGTCCTTATCTCTTGTGGTATGCGGCAAATAAAACGGTATTACTGTAAAAGAGCCAACACGAAACGGTCTTTTTTCTGGAACGCCTTTCATTAGCTCACCAGTGATGATTTGCAGATGTTCCGCGGTTTCATCATTGGTGTAAATCTGAATACCAGCATTCATCAGCTCCCGAAATGATTTGATGTGATCTCCATGCTCATGACTAAGCAATACGCCCGAAACATCACTTGTTCTGTAATCAATAGCTTTCAGGATGTCTTTGTATTTGCATCCGCAGTCCAGAAGAAGCATTTCTCCGTTGTTCGATTTCAGAACATAGCAGTTTCCATGTTGGCTTCCTGTGTTTACCACTCGCATGAACATTTTCATCACCTCGCTTTCAATATGTAATTTGTGCGGCGTGTAAGGAAATTCTTAAATCCTCCAATGACTTTTTGGATTTTTTAGAAGGTTCTTGTCCGCTTAAGATTAGTCATAATTAACGTATGCTTGGCTAATTGCTTCGCTTTTGTGATAACTCTTAAATCTTCATTTGCCATCATTTATCATTCTCTGATTCAAAGATTGAAAAAGAAAAGATACAAACTGGGCGAACACCGTAACTGTTGAAGCAGTAATTGATGCTGAAATAGCTGGCAGGCGAAACAACGGCATTTGTTGTGTTACAATCATTTGCTGGTGTACTCCATGGAGTAAGCAGCCACCACCATCCATCCATATTTGGAAGGAATTTTCTGTATTTTCGGTATTCATCCACCGTCAAAATCGAAATCTTATCTTTACAATGTCCGTATTCTGTCTGTCCGTCCAAAGAAAGCAAATCTCGATCAAACTCAATAACTGCATCTTTTCCAAACTCGTCCGTAATTTTTTTAAGAAAACGAGTATTTAACTCATTTCTCAGCTTACTCGAAATCCAGTTATTTGAATCTAAATCAAATGTTCTTTTTTTTCCGTCAAATCCATTCAAAATGGCAAAATATCCTTTTTCTGTTTTATCCAGAATCAGCCATTCCATACCTGCAAGTTCAATAGCTTTTCCGATTTCCGGCTTTCCGATGTGCTTTTTCTTGAATTCCGCGAATTCTTTACTTAATCTGGATAATTCATCCTCAAAATATTTCAGATTTTTCTTCATAATCATTCCTCCACCTTAGATACAAAAATATTAGATTTTAAGATACAAACTGGGCGAACACCGAAACTGTAGTTGTAGTTATCGTAGTCGACATTGCCGGCAGGCGAAACAACGGACATCCTGCTTTTCCATCCACGTTCTTCCGTTGACCATGGTGATAATGCCCAATACCAATCATCTAAGTATTGATTCGGCATGATATCTGTATATTTGCGCACTTCATCAAAGGTAATAGGTCGAATTTTACATTTTACACTTCCGACTTTCTGCCCATCCACGGTAATAATATCTGCCGTATGCTCTTCGATGTTTTCAGCACCAAACTCTTCTTCAAAATCCTTTAAGATTTCTGTGTCGCACAACTTCTTTACATTTGATTTGTTATAATCCGTGTTGTCTCCGAATTTTGCATTTTCTTTCACCAGATCAAGTGAAATAATTTTCGTTGCATCTCCATACTGTTCCAGAACCTTATATTTGCGTTTACCCGTGGTCCGAAATACTTCTCCTCGTTTCAGCGTTGACAACTCAATCTTTCCAGTTTCTTCCTGCTTTTCCAAAAGTTCAACTAGTTCCTTTGTTTTCTGTAAAATTTCTTTATTGCTCATCTTACATTTCCTCCTGGCTCATAAATGACGGAATTTCTGTTTCAACTGGCTCTGCTGCTGGAACTGGTTCTTCGGAATATCCGTCAGATTCAACGACAAATTCCTCACTATTTGCGCACTCATCAATTTCATTCTGAACTGCTTTTTCTGGATCAGTTTCTACTTCTACGCCAGCATAAAAAGCATTCTGCTGTGTTGGATTCTCGAAATCCAGTTCAATGTGCTTGCACAGTCTATGTAATACAGTCTTTTTGTACATTTCCCCTGTGAAGTTTTTCCAAGCTGGACTATTTGAAGCCTTACTGGACTTTCTTGTGTTTTCAAGGTCTGCTAAAGTCATAGTATCGTAAGCCATGCCACCATCTTTATAAAGAACAACTGCGAATGCTCCAATGATTTTTCCATCGTTAAATGCTTTTGGATTGAAGCTAAATGTCTGTTCTCCATTTTCGATGGATTCCTCAAAATCATCACCTTCACGAACCAGTTTTGCATAAATATCCTTTATTGGGCGAATAGAGTATTTCTTTGCCAGCTTCTTCGCCCCTCTGTAGTCCGTTTGGTAATTAAGTTGATTTCCATATGGAACCAAGTAACACTCTTTTGAATAAAAATCCAAGCCCAAATAAGCGCCCTTCATCAGTCCAGACATCAACTGTGCTTTGCTATATTTCTGCAACTGTGGATTATCATTTACCAGAGCAAGTGCATTCTGTACGAATCTTGCCTTGTTAAAATCTTTCGGGAGTGCTTCTGCTACTGAATTTAACTTTTCAGTAAGAGCTACGCTAAATGTCTGCGGTTCCTGGTTTGCTACCTGTGTTGTTTCTGCCATATCAATTCTCCTTTTCTTTTTTTATATTTGCTAACACGCTGTTGCGTGATTGCACCAGTTTCGTACTTATGTTATTTGATATACCTCTCAAACTATCGTCTTTAGTTGTTGGTACACCCAGTTGTTTCGTGCCTGTGTTATTTGATATACCTCTCAACCGGGGGCGTTCACGGCTGAAAAATCAGCAATGTTTCGTACCTGTGCTATTTGATATACCTCTTAAACACTGGAGCTGTCTCAAACATATCTGAAGGTGTTTCGTACCTGTGCTATTTGATATACCTCTTAAACCCCAAATTCCATTTCACAGGTAGCACAGGTTTTGGTGAGTGATTATTTTTAAATCGTTACATTTTCCACTACTCGCAATAGTGAACGGCTGTTGATTAAAACAGTTTTTTAAGCTAATTGGGATTTCAAAAATATCAATAACTCTCACCTTTCGGCTGCGAAATCAGCCGCATGCATTTGCATGATGTGAGACAATCAGCTAATTGTCTATTAATCTTTTTCAATTCCATAATACTTACGTGCTTCTTCTTTTGATTTTTCGGTCACATTTCCTGTTTCCATAAATAAAGTGGACATTGCGATGTTTCTTGCGGCGTTAAAGTCTGCATTGAATCCATACTTATATTTTTCATGACTCTTGCATTCTGGATTTGCACATTCAAATGATGATTGTGTCTTTCTCTGTCCTTCTTCCCAATTTCCACACACGCTACAAACCTGTGATGTGTAGCAAGGATTGATTTTTCTAACTAAAATTCCGTATCGTTCTGCTTTATATGTGATATATTGCTGTAATTTGTAGTAGCTCCAATTTCTAAGGATAAATTGGCTTGTATCATATCCATTAAGATTCTCGATATTGATGTACTTTGCTCTGTTTTTAACAGCAAATTCAACAACTCGTTTACTTACCATGTGGCAATATGTTTCTACAAAATGCGTTTCTGATTTTCCCAGCCGTTCAAGTACCTTTAATTTTTTGTTTCTTCCATGACCGCCGTTTGAATTTTTTAGGGATTTCTGCAATCTTCTTCTTTGAGATTGTAATTTTGTTCTTGTTCTTAAAAAATCATCGGCGCTTCCAATTGCTAATCTCTCATACATGTTGTTATTTAAAGCGCACATTGCAGGAATAGCAATACCCAGATCAACTCCAACTACTGTGTTTTCGTCAAGCTTAGTTTCAATCTTAGGAATTTTCATGGTAAGATTAAGAATTATTTTGTTCTTTGCAATCTGAATACTACTTCCACAATACTGGTATTCGCCCGAATACACCTTTAACAATGTGGATTTTAATTCATCCTTATTCTTTCCATGTCCAATGCTGATTTTAAATTTCGCAATAGAAGCAGGATTTATGCCATCTTTTCTATTATCTCCACCATAATTCATATACATTTTGCAATCGGAATCACTAATATGTTCGCATAATTCCTCAAATGAATCATAGTCGTGTTCAAAACTAAAATGTGATTTTGCAATCGTAAATGGTGAGTCTAATTTGTATGTAGGTATAACTACTTTTCCCTCTAGAACTCCATTCTTCACAAGTTCTTTAATTTCTTTCGTAAGTTCCTGTGAAAAAGCAATTCCATAAGATTTCAATATACAATGAATCTCCGTTTCGTCAAACAAGCTTCCTTTATTACTTCCAGCTTTACGATATGCGTAGTTAATTGTGTCTGAAACAAATTTGAACTTGTCTTTCAGTGATTCCATTTGATCTACTCTATTAGCTCTCATTTCAGAAAATATCCATGATAATATATAATTTTTTCTTCGAGCTTCTTCTTCCATAGCTGTCCTCACGAGACTATATGTATAGTTGTTCACCATGTTCCTTGTGAAATCACCGCCATTTTTGATGTATTCAAGCTGGCTTTCTAATTCAGAAGCATCTTGTTTCTTCTTATTTCTATAGTCAATTTTTTGCTCTAAATCATTTATCGTAAAATCGTAGACTCTTTTCTTCCATTCTTTACGGTCACTAAATTCTGGAATCAGAGCGTATTTTCTTGTTATTGTTATAGTATTGTCCATTTATTTTTTACCCCGTTTTTGCGTTTTTTATAATTGTGCAATTTTGATTTGTACTTATGTGAACTTTTAGGCATATAAAGCTGAACACAAGCGTTATTCTCGGTGGCATAATTTTGTACCTATGCAAATTTATAAGGTTCTCAAACTATTCAATGGTAAATTGTCCATCTTTTGTACCTATGTAGGTTTGTAGATATCTCAAACACGTTAGGGGAGTTGATTCCTGGACGGCTTCTTTTGTACCTATGTAGGTTTGTAGATATCTCAAACCTCAATTTCCAATATTCGGTTTCACATAGGTTCTTGTGAGTGAAATATTTTCCTCACATTCCAGGTGCAAAATCACCTGTGACTTGATTAAGCCAATTATTTTTGATATTATTTAAGCAAATATAGTTTGTTCTATATTTCATATGGAGCAGCCAGTCTGTCGCCAAACAAGTTACTGGCTGTTCCTTTCTTTTTTTTAAAGCTCTTTCGCCGTCAAATCCCCATCCGTCACTCTTAGGACAATCATTTGCCTGTCTAATACAGGGATTCTGCTTTTGTCAATGCTCTCCGAATCATCAATCCAGAGCGGCAGATTCAGCCCATTCATTTCCTGTAATCCATTCAGCAAATCGACCTCACACAGAATCTTATCTGAATGATTCAATCCGCTGTTGTAGTCAATTCCATTGCAGATCATCTTGCAAGTCTCCACTGGGTTCCCATCAATTGTGTAATCAAGGAAACTGAACTGGAAATGCTTAAAGTATGGATTGATTTTCTCTGCCAGTGCCTTATTCTTCTGGATTGAGAAGTTAAGAACGGTGTCTATGTTCTTTTCAATATCGGCTTGCACCTGTCCAAGGTCTTTTAATTCCTCATTCAGTTCGGCTACTCGCTTTTCTTTCTCTGTGACTGCTGCCTGTGCAATCTTAATGTCTGCATCCACATTGGAAATCTGTTTCATAACATCGCTGATCTGCATTCTTAATTCCTGTTTCTTTCCAGGAACATCATCAAATGATTTCAGTTTCTCTTCAAGTTCTGCAATTCTCGCTGTAACCGCAAGATATTCTTCATCATTTGCCATATCTACAGATTCTGGAAGCTCCGTAAATTTGGACTGTTCTTCCTCAATCTGCTTAGTGAGTTCAGCAACTTCATCCTGTGCTACGCCGATTTCTGACTGTAATTTGCTGATTTCCTCGTTAGTTTTCTTTAATTTTGCAGAAGCAGAATTTCCAAGGTCGCAAATTCCTTTTAACTGGTTCTGCTTTGCTGATTCCCAATTTTTCTTTTGGGTTAATTCAGTTTCAATTCTAAACTTCTTTTTTTCTTCAAAGGAAGCTTTCAATTCGGCAATCTGTTCTTCTGGCAGTTCCTGTCCACAGGTGGGGCAAATGGTATCAGAATCATTGAATGTTTCAGCTTCAATAGCTTTCAGTTCAGAATCATCCCACTCCATTTCTTTGATTCTCGGATAGTCCTGTCTGGCTCTATCCAAGTCAGCTTTTGCTTGTTGTGCTTCCCTTATGTGGTTGTCCAGTTCCATTCCAATAATACGAATGCTTGATTCATTTTCTGATTTTTTTAACATAAGTTCGGAAACTGTATCAGAAATAAATTTTTGTCTGGCTCTTAACCATTCATTCGCCTTGCTAACCAGACCATCCCTGGAAGATTTCAAACCACGGATTTCATACGAAAGACTGTCATAGCCTTTTGCTGAATCTTCAAGAATCTGTTCCTGTTCTTCCAGTTTGGAAAGGTCCGCATTAAGCTCCTGTTTTTTGGATTCCAGGGAAGAAGTATCTTCTGCTTCAACAGTCCGATTGGTTTCATATGCAATCTCCGTGTTTTTGGCATCCACCTTTTTCTTTTGTGCATTCAGTTCTTTTCGGAGCTTCTTCAATGTATCTTCTACGGAATGCCCCTTTGTGATTTCTTCCACATGAGCGTACTGTGGATTCTCTTCCATAAACTGAGCAATATCGAAACCAGACATCTTTTCCAGTACCTTCCTGGATTCTGCTGTTGACTTCTGTAATGTATTCAGAAATGGTTTTGGATTACTGCACATCAGAAGTGTTGAAGGCTCCGCTATTGAATGGATGAACTCGGTATAATCCTTTAATTTAGCCGGGAATCCGTCAATTTCATAAGAAGTTTCATTTCCATCGAACACCTCTTCGGACTGTCCTTTTGGTTTTCTCCACTTCTGCTTTGTGATTTTGCGGATCACTTTTTCTTTCCCATCAATCGCAAGTGTAAGCTCCCTTACAACATCAACCTTTGGCACTTCCAATCCATTTTCTTTTCTGCGGATAGAAGTCGGTTCTGTACCATTTGCCATCTTTCCTGTCAGAACATCCAAATATGCGTCCTTTAATGTGGATTTTCCTTCTCTGTTTCTGCCGGAAATCTCTGTTCTTGGAAACAAATCTACAGACTTACTCGGAAACTTTTGGTAATTCTCCAAGTAAATTTTTTTCACTTCCACTTTCATGCTCGATTATCCTCCCTATTGATACCTCATATGCGGTTCTGATCTCTACTTCATCACCAGATAATTTTTTATGATAAATCCGGCTCTGGATTCTTCCGATTATTTTTACGAAATCTCCAACCTTGAAATCAGCAGCTTCTCTGGCTTCTTTCCGCCATGCTATACATGGGATATAATCTGTTCTTCGTAAATCATATTCGTTGCAAGCAATCATCAAATCACAGATTTCTTTTCCTATTGGTGTTTTGCGGTAAATAGGTGGTTTGCAAAGATAACCTTCCAGAATGATTTTGTTTTCACCTTCTGTGCTCCCATCACCTTCTCCACACCAGATTGTTTCCGCTTTGATTTCAAGAATCAAATGTGACTTTCCACTTTCATGTTTGTTTGAAGAACTGTATCTTCCTTCAACATAGACGTGTTTTCCGAGCTTTAAACCTTCCGTCTGCTTTTCTTTAACAATTACTGGAAGCAAATCTACGTTTCCACTGGTGCGCTTTGCACCAATATAAAATCTTGCGAATTTTTCTCCGTCCTTGAAAAACGTTCCTGGCTGAATGTCCATTATTGCGCCAAATATCTGAACTTCATTCTTATTATTCTTCATCCTCCAATTTCTCCATTTCTTTTACGGAAATCTCATATACACTTTCCGTTTCTTCTCCATTAACATAAACATCACGGCTCATTAACCTGCCAGTTACTTTAATGTAATCATTCCTTTTAACGTCTACCGCCAGATCAGCACCTTTTCCCCATAAAGTACAGCGAGTAAAGTCGGATCTTTCTGAAAAATCTCTTGGAATTGCTACGAAAAGATTTGAAACTTTCCTGTGCGTTACTGGCGTAAGTTTTGCATATGGCTCTTTCGTGCAACTTCTGGCAATAAACTCTACTTCGTTTATATCACCATCCGGAACCTGTTCTTCCAGGATTTCCACTTTATCAGCTGCGATATAATTAACATTGTGGTGCTTATTTGGATTTTTAGAAGTGTCCATGCTCCTGATTGCTCCTGTTACCACAACTTCTTTTCCGTTATAATCATTGTCACGTACAATGGAATCTTCTATAACGATTGGGAACATATCTACTGCACCACTTTTACGAATAACTGTCAGCATGAATTTGTAATAATATCTTCCGTAATGTTCGTGGCTGAACACTATTTCCCCGGCTCTGCCGGATAATTTTACTTTATTTAATCTTTGCATTTACTTTTCCTCCATTTCTAATATAATAGGAAGAAACACCATTAAGAATAAGACTGTTGATACAAAGAACACCCCGATAGCATCAAATGATGTAAACATCCATGTGATTGAGAAGATTACTGTAAACATCCCTATTCCTACAAATATTTCTCCTATTGTCTTTACCACCTCTTTCATTTTTTCCTCACTTTCTTCTGGATGTGGTTACTGCAAGTGCAGCTGCCAGAATAGCGATAATTATATTTCTTTCCATCAGCTTTTCTTCCAGATCAGCAATGATTTCACTGGAAAGTGGCTGATTTTCGCCATTTTTTTGCATAAAAAATCCTCCTGTTATATTTTTGTTTGTCAAATACAGGAGGTTGTGATATAATAATCCTGTATTTAACTAACTCATTCTTAGTTAGATACCGTCCTGGTTGGTGTTACCGCACCTTCCAGGGCAACTTAATCTGCTTCTACAAATTTTCCATCTTTCAGCGTATAGAAAGTATCTTCCTTGATATTTTCCCCATCTACCTGTATCATTTTAGCACCAGCAAACTCCCAGTTTTCTACTTTATAAGGGTTTTTATACTCTCCATCAGGCCGCTTTTCTCCAATGTATCTCCAGTCAGAAAGAATTAAGTGAGCACCTAAACAGCCTTTTGCTTTTGCCTCATGTCCCCACGCAACCGCAACACCAGTAGGATTACTAACAGATGAGGCTCCACGATACCCTGTCGCAGATGAGGCTCCACAATTCCCTGTCGCAGATGAGGCTCCATAATCCCCTGTCGCAGATGAGGCTCCATAATACCCTGTCGCAGATGAGGCTCCATAATCCCCTGTCGCAGATGAGGCTCCACAATCCCCTGTCGCAGATGAGGCTCCACGATACCCTGTCGCAGATGAGGCTCCACAATTCCCTGTCGCAGATGAGGCTCCACAATTCCCTGTCGCAGATGAGGCTCCATAATCCCCTGTCGCAGATGAGGCTCCACAATCCCCTGTCGCAGATGAGGCTCCACGATACCCTGTCGCAGATGAGGCTCCACAATTCCCTGTCGCAGATGAGGCTCCACAATTCCCTGTCGCAGATGAGGCTCCACAATTC